AATAAACAATGGAATCAAATAGTTGGTCGATCGAGCGACCCCTCCCCCTCACCCACGGTCTTGCGACACGAACAGGCAGGCCGGGGGATAGGGGGGTCAATCTCTACAGTCCTGCGGGGCCTTGACCGCCGGCCCCACAATCAAGAGATTTTTTTCTGCCACGGCTTAAAATTCCGGCCCGACATAGGATCGAAGTCCTGACGGCTGAGGAATAAATCCCCCCGATAAACAATCCCGCGAGGGTTCGTGTTGAAGATCAAAACCCGGAAGATTGCCGGCTTGAAGCCGAGCGATCGAAACGCCCGCGTCCATTCGCCGGAACAGATCGAGCAGATCGCCGAGTCGATCGGAGAGTTCGGCTTCACGAACCCGATCCTCGTCACCCCGGAAGGGACGGTCGTCGCCGGCCACGGTCGCCTCGAAGCGGCGAAGATGCTCGGCCTCGTATCGGTCCCGACGATCGAGATCGGCGCGGATTGGACGCCAGAGCAGATCAGGGCCTATGTCCTCGCCGACAACCAGATCGCGGCGAACTCGTCGTGGGATCGGGATATGCTCGCGGCCGAACTCGGCGAATTGAGTGGCGACGGGATCGACCTCTCGCTTCTCGGCTTCTCCGGGGCCGAAATAGACGATCTTCTCGCGCCCGATCCCGGTGAGGGTGAGGGCGAAGGAGACGGCGAGAAGGCTTACTCGCGCCGGATCGAGGCCCCGATCTACACCCCGAAGGGCGACGCTCCGAAGCCGTGGGAGCTAACCGACGAGACGAAGACGCGCGAACTGAAAGCCGAGATACATGCGGCCGACCTTCCCGGCGACGTTCGGGAGTTCCTCTTGACGGCGGCGGAACGGCACACGGTTTTCGATTTCCGCCGGATCGCCGACTTCTACGCTTCGGCCGAGCCGGCGACGCAGCGGCTTATGGAACGCTCGGCGCTCGTCATCATCGACTTTAATCAGGCGATCGAGAACGGCTTCGTGAAATTGACGCAGCGCCTCGGCGATCTCGCGGCGAAAAGCCCGAAGCCATGAGGGACGATTTCTGCGTCTTTATCCTCTCGCACGGCCGCGCGGGGAACATCTACACGCTCGATACGTTTCGCCGGTTCGGCTACACGGGCAAGGCTTACATCGTCATCGACGACGAGGACAAAAGCCGACACGAATATCTCGCGCGCTTCGGCGACGATGTGTTGATCTTCTCGAAGAAGGAGATCGCCGAGCGATTCGACGAGGGCGACAACTTCGATGACCGCCGTTCTGTCTTCTATGCTCGGAACGCTTGCTTCGATCTCGCGAAGAAGGTCGGCGTCCGCTACTTCATGCAGCTCGACGATGATTATACCGGGCTTTACTTCCGCTTCGACGACGCACAACGCTATGGCGTATGGCGCGCCGAGTGCCTCGACGAGATTCTCGACGAGTTGATCGCATACTTCGAGACGATCCCGGCTCTCTCTATCTGTATTTCGCAGGGAGGCGACCATATAGGCGGCGCTACTGGATCCTTCGGCGACGTTATCTCGGCGAAGCGGAAGGCGATGAACACCTTCCTTTGCGACGTTGAGCGCCCATTCTCGTTTTTGGGTCGGATTAACGAAGACGTTTCGACCTATGCGGCGCGCGGGCGGGCCGGAGACTTGTTCCTGACGATCCCATCCGTTCAGGTCAACCAGAAGCAGACACAAACGAATTCCGGCGGAATGACCGAGCTTTATCTCGACGCCGGAACCTATGTGAAGTCCTTCTATTCGGTGATGTTCGCGCCTTCGTGCGTCAAAGTCTCCGAGATGGGAAGCTCGCACAGGCGAATTCACCACTCGATCGACTGGCCCTCGACGGCCGTCCAGATCGTCCATGAGAAGCACCGTAAAGCATGACCGAGAAGACAAAGGCGGGGCGCCCGGCGCACCAGCCGGAAGAAAAAGATCGGAAGCTCGTCTCGGCGATGGCGTCCTATGGGATTCCTCAAGACAAGATCGCGTCTGTGATCGGGATCGACGAGAAGACGCTTCGCAAGCACTACGCCGACGAGATCGACACGGCCGAGGCGCGCGCGACGGCGGTCGTCGCGAAGACGCTTTATTCGATCGCGACTGATCGGAACCACTCGAAGTGCGCGCCGGCCGCGATGTTCTGGCTCAAGTGCCGTGGTGGTTGGCGCGAGAAGGACGCGACCACGACCGACGACTTCGACTCGATGCCGGTCCCGCCGCGCAATCTTGGCAAGAAGGAACAGGCCGAGCGCGATGCGGAGACGGCCGGCGTCGGGACCGATTGGGGCGACGACCTCACCCCTCCGGGGATGCTTAACTAACGATGTGGGACACCTCCTGCCTCGATTGGCAGCGTCGGATTCTCGAAGGCGAGTCGCTTGTCCCGAAGCTCCCGCTCTTTAAGGACGAAGCCGGGCGCGCGCTGCGCGTCTTCAAGCGTATGCACATGCCCGATGTTATCGGGACGCCGAGGAACGAAGACGCGGCTGGCCCTTGGCTGTTCCCGATCGTCGAAGCCATCTTCGGCTCTTACGATCCTTCGACGAACCGTCGAGAGATTTCCGAATTCTTCGTGCTTGTCCCGAAGAAGAACGGCAAGACCTCGACGAGCGCGGCGATCATGGTCGCAGCGCTGATCTTGAACCGTCGCCCACAAGGCGAATTCGTTCTCGTCGCACCGACAAAAGAGATCGCCGATATATCGTTCAATCAAGCGGCCGGGATTATCCGCTGCGACCCGGAATTGCAGAAGCTGTTCCACTTGCAGCAACACGTTCGACAGATCAAACACCGCCGAACCGGCGCGACGCTCAAAGTCAAAGCGGCAGACACGGACGTTATCACCGGCGGAAAGCAAGTCGGAACCTTAATCGACGAGCTGCATGTCCTCGGCGCGAAGAAGAACGCCTCGCAAGTCCTTCTGGAGCTGCGCGGATCGCTCGCCGCGCGCCCCGATGGTTTCTTGATAACGATCACGACGCAATCGAAGGAACCGCCGCAGGGCGTCTTTAAGACAGAACTTGCGAAGGCTCGCGCGGTGCGCGACGGCGAAATGAAATTGCCGCTCTTGCCGGTCCTTTACGAACTGCCGCCCGAGATCGCAAAAGACAACGGGTGGAAGAACCCGAACATCTGGCACCTGATCAATCCGAACCTCGGACGATCGGTCGATGTCGCGTTCCTTGAGCGAGAAGTTCAGACCGCCGAGACGCAAGGCAAAGAGCAACTGGCGCTGATCGCGTCGCAGCACTTTAACGTCGAAGTCGGTCTATCGCTCCACATGGATCGATGGGGCGGCACGGACTTTTGGGAAGACGCAACCGAGCCGGGCCTCTCGCTCGAAGACATTATGTCGCGTTGCGACGTAGTGACGTGCGGCGTGGACGGCGGCGGTAATGATGACCTTTACGGCTTCTGCGTGATCGGCCGCGAGCGAAGCACGGAAGACGTTCGCTTCCGCCGCTGGCTCGTCTGGAACCACACTTGGGTCTCGAAGGCCGGCGCCGACAAGCGGAAGTCGGAGAACGCGAAATATGCCGACTTCGTGAAGGCCGGCGAATTGACGATCGTCGATAACCTCGATGAGGCCGAGATCGCAATCGCGGACATTGTGGAGCGGCTCGATCGAGAGGGTCTTCTTCCCGACGACGCGATCGGGATCGACCAGATCGGGACGAAAATCCTGACCGACAAGCTCGAATGTATCGGGATCGGCAAGGAACGCCTCGCGGCGGTTCAGCAAGGGTTCCGAATGAACGGCGTCATCATCGACGTTGAGCGCCGACTCGAAAGCAAGACGCTGATTCACGGCGGTCAAGCGATTATGGCGTGGGCGGTCGGGAACGCGAAGGTCGAAACGCGGGGGAACGCGGTCCTGATAACGAAACAGATCAGCGGCCGCGCGAAAATCGACCCGCTTATGGCTCTACTCGATGCCGCGACCCTTATGGGCAACCACCCCGAAGCGACCGGGCGGTCGTTTTGGGACACCGACGAGGAAATCACGGCATGAGTCTTTTTTCGTGGTTGAAAGGCTCTCCGAAAGCCGCGCCGGCGCCCGAGCCGCAGGTCTCGCAGCCGCAGAACATGGTCTTCGAGGAAGCCTTTTGGCGCGATCTCGCCATCGGGGCGAAGACAACGGCCGGCGAGACGGTAAGCTGGACGACATCGCTCTCGAATCCGGCCGCGCTTCGTTGCGGTCTCGTCATTGCGGACGGCATTTCGACGGTTCCGCTCAAATTGATGCGGAAAGACCCAAAGACCGGGCGTCGATCGGAAGCGACCGATCATCCGCTCTACTGGCTTTTTGCGCGCGCGCCGTCGCCGTTCCAGAACTCGCAAGAATTCCGCGAGTCGATGGCGCTGCATTGCGTCTTTACCGGGAACGCCTATGCGTTCATCAACCGAGTCGGCGGGAAGGTTCGGGAGCTTCTCCTGATCCCGCCTCACGCCGTTTCTGTTGAGCAGAAGGCCGACTATTCGGTCGTCTATTCGGTGACGGGGATCGACGGCAAGGTCGAGGAATTCCCGGCCGAAACGATTTGGCATCTTCGCGGGCCTTCGTGGAACGGTTTTACCGGTATCGACACGATCTTCCATCTTCGGAACGCGATTGGACTCGCGATGGCGACCGAGCGCGCGCACGCCGCGCGCTTTGTTAACGGAATCCAGACGACCGGCGTTTATACGGTGAAGACGCGCCTCGACGATGCTGGCTATAAGCGCCTCGCGGCGTGGGTAAAGTCGCATTTCATCGGCGGGGCGAACTCCGGCAAGCCGATCATCCTCGATAACGACGCGAGCTTCTCGCCGACAGATATGACCGGAGTCGACGCCGAGCATGTTGCGACGCGCGAGCATCAGATCGAGGAAATCTGCACCGGCTTTGGCGTTAAGCCGATTATGATCGGCCACGCCGACAAGTCAGCGACCTATGCGTCGGCCGAACAGATGTTCTTGGCTCACGCGGTCCATACGATTCGCCCTTGGCACCGGAGGATCGAGAACTCGCTCGAAGCCGCGCTTCTCTCGATCGACGAGGCGAAGCAGGGTTATTATTTTAAGTTCTTCGACACCGAACTCCTTCGCACCGACGCGACGACGCGCGCGACCTATCTCCGACAGATGGTCGAGATCGGCCTCACGCCGAACCAAGTCTGCGAATTCGAGGATATGGACGGATTCCCCGAGGGCGACGTTCACTTCCGCCCGGCGAACCTTGTCCCGATCACGAAGGAAACGAACAACCCGCCCGCACCGGCCGCAAAGCCGGCTGCGGACCCGAACGCGCCGCCGGAAAGCCAGCCGGCTTCGCCCGATCAGACGGCCGCGAACGTCTTCCGCGTCAACGTTGGTCGAATCCTCTCTGCGCACAACGAAAACCTGATCCGCGACGCTTCCGGCAAGCTCTCCGAAGTCTTGTCGAAGCTCGACGCGCAGCAACCAGAAGAACCCGACGAGGGGGCGCAATGAAGAATCTTAAGCCGATGTTTTTTGATCTCGCCAAGTTCGGCGAGCCGATCAAGTGCGAGAAGTCGAAGGAGCCTTCGCGCCTCGCGCTCTCGACCGACACGGAATCCCCCGAGCTTATGATTTACGGCGACATCGGCGGCTGGTGGGACGGCCCCGACACGCTCGAAGTCGTCAAGGAACTCGCTTCGATCAGCGCCGACGAGATCAGCGTGCGGATCAACTCTCCGGGTGGGTCGGTCTTCGATGGCGTCGCGATCTATAATGCGCTCGCGATCCATTCCGCGAAGGTTAACGTGAAGATCGAGGGCGCGGCTTGTTCGATCGCCTCCGTGATCGCGATGGCCGGCGACGAGATTTCGATCGGCGCTGCCGCCGACATGATGATCCACAAGCCTTGGTCCTATGTCCAAGGCGACGCGGAAGCGATGCGGAAAGAAGCCGAGATTCTCGACATGCTCGAAGGCGGTCTCGTCGATATTTACGCCGCCCGCACCGGGAACGATCCGAAGGAGATCGGGAAGATGCTCGCCGCCGAAACTTGGTTTCGCGGTCAGGCTGCGGTCGACGCCGGCTTCGCCGATGTCTGCGTTCCAGCGAAGAAGAAGGCGCAAGCCGCGCGCTCGCAGATTTACGCGCTTTTCAAAAATGCGCCGGCTGAACTTGCCGCGCTGGCCGACGACGACGACATCCCCGGCGTTCGTCAATTCGAACAGTTTCTTCGCAACGCGATCGGCATGAGCGCCGACCATGCGAAGGCCGTGGCTTCGGCTGCAAAGAAATTCGCACCGGTGCGAGAGGCGCCGGCGATAGCAGATCGCGACGATCCTGCGCCCACTGTGGATGCAAGCGACCTATGGAAGCTCGCGAACCACATTCGCAAATTGAGCAAGTAAGGAGCCATAAGATGGCCGACGAAATTGACAACCCCGTCAAAGGGGTGATGGTCGCCTTCGAGGAATTCAAGGCGGCGAACGACGAGAACCTTCGCAAGCGCGATGTCGTCATCGAGGAAAAGGTCGCTCGGATTAACAACACCCTCGACCGCTTCGAGGATATGAACAAGAAGCTCGTCGACTCCGAGAATGCCACGAAGGCGCTTCAGGAGAATTTTGATCGCCTTGAGACGGTGCTGAACCGTAAGGCGTTCAATAAGGGTGGCGATCTCCCCGAGGCGACGAAGGATGAAGCGGAATATCGCGACGCCTTCCGCCGCGCGATCCGCAAGCCCGAAGGCGAGCGCCGTCCCGAGGACTCCGCGCTTCTTCACAAGCGCAAGGCCGCGCTCATCAAGGGCGACGACACCGCTGCGGGCTATCTGCTGGCCCCGGCCGAGATGGAAGCCGCGATCATCAAGGATGTGGTCGAGATTTCCCCGATCCGTGGTCTCGCGTCGGTTCGCGCGATCGGTTCGGCGACCCTCAAGATGCCGAAGCGCACCGGCACGGCCGGCGCTGCGACGCGCGTCGGCGAACAGACGACTCGCGCAAACACGGGCGATCCGGCTTATGGCATGATCGAGATTCCGGCGCCGGAAATGTTCGCTCGCGCGGAGATTTCGGCCCAGATGATCGAGGACTCGGCCTATGACCTCGAAAAGGAGCTTCGCGGCGAATTCGCCGAGCAGTTCGCCCTCAAGGAAGGCATCGAGTTCGTTTCCGGCACCGGCGTAAACAATCAGGCCGAGGGTCTTCTGACGAACTCGGGCGTCGGTTCGGTTGCGGCCGGCTCGACCACGAACATCACGGCCGATGGTCTGATCGCGCTCTACTATGCGCCGAAGACCGTCTATCTCGCGGGTTCGTCCTTCATCCTCAATCGCGCTTCGATCCGCGAGGTTCGTAAGCTCAAGGATGGTGAGGGTGGCTACCTGTGGACGCCGGGAATTCCGGGCGCTGTTCCGAATACGATCCTCGGCGCGGGTTACACCGAAGTCCCGGCGATGCCGGACATCGCTTCGGGCGCTTTCCCGGTCATGTTCGGCAACTATGCGCGCGGCTATGTGATCGTCGATCGCGTCGCCATTCAGGTGCAGGTCGACTACATCACCGGCGCCGACTCCGGCATCGTCGTGTTCCGCGCTCGCAAGCGCGTCGGCGGCGGCGTTCGTCAGGCGGATTGCCTCAAGAAGCTGGTCATCTCGTAAGAGCCACCCGATAAGCGACGGCGCGCGCGCGACGCGCGCCGTTTTCCCCGTCCTTCAAATTCAAAAAGGAGTGGAAGATGGCCTTCCGCGATCTTCACCACAATATCCATGTCGCGCGCGGCATTTCGCCCGCCGCCGCGACGACCGACAACACCGCGTGGGTGTCGCAGATCGTCGACACGCAGGGTTACGACTCGGTCGAGTTCCTCGCGCTGATCGGCAATCTCGCCGACGCCGATGCGACCTTCGCGGTCCTCGTCGAAGACGGCAACGCTGCGAACCTCTCGGACGCCGCGACTGTCGCCTCGAAGTTCCTTCTCGGCGGCACCGCGAACGCGAATTTCGTCTTCTCTGACGACGATAAGGTTCGCAAGATCGGCTATATCGGCGACAAGCGTTATGTTCGCGTGACGATCACCCCCGCGAACAACACCGGCAACGCCTTTGTGGCCGGCGTGTGGGTGCTTGGCCATCCCCGCTCGATGCCGACCCCGAACGTCCCGTAAGGGCAGACTGATAACGCCCCGGCGGGTCTTCCGCCGGGGCTTTTCATAGGGGAACGCAATGCGCGGCACCGTTTTGAGAGATTTCCACTATTCGCACGACGGTATTCGGTCGGAGCGACTTCTTGCGGGCGACGAGCATGTCTTCCGCCCCGAGCTATTCGACGGCCTTGTCCGAGACGGCCTCATCAAGGCCCCGAAGGTCGAAAAATCCCGCAAGGGATCGCCGGAACCGGCCCCCGTATCGACGAAAGAGGTCGAGGGCGACAATCCTCCCTCTAAACCGGAAACGCCCACCAGCGACGCCCCTGCGGGGGAAGGAAGCGAGGAAGTCGTGACCGATCCGCTCGACACTCTCGCCGCGCTCGAAGAAGTCGAGGACGCGGGAGACGAGAATCCGCTCGTCGTGCGGCATGTCTCGCGCGGCAAGTATGACGTTTTCCGGGGTTCTGTGAGGATCACGAACGATCTCACAACCAAGGAAGAAGCCGAGGCGAAGCGAGCCGCGCTGGCCGGCGCCTAATCAAAAACCAAGTGAAAAAGGAGCCGGGCAATGGCTGATGGAACTTATCAGACGAAAGTCTACACGAAACAGGGCGGCGACGAACTTCATGTCGCGGCCGGCGGCAAGATCCAGCACGAAGGACAGGTCTCGGTCACGCAGTCGACCTCGATCGCCACCGCCGTCACCGCTAACGCGCTGTCGGGCCAGATCACGACCGTCTCGCAGACGATCGCGGCCGGCGCCGAAGCGACCTTCGTCGTCAATAACTCGCTTGTGGAAGCCACGGACGTTGTGGTCGTCTGCATCGCGACCCACACTTCCGCCGGCAACTTCGAGGCGTCTGTTCGCGCGGTCGCGGCGGGTCAGTTCACGATCCAGTTGACGAACCTCGACGCGTCGGTCGCCGGCAATAACGTGCTGGTGCTCAACTTCCACGTCATCAAAACGAAGGCTTAATCGAATGTCCTTCGTCCGCAGAATCCCCGTCCCGGTCGTCTGCGACGGCTCCGGGAACGCGACGGTTTACTCGGACCCGATCAGCGCCGGTCAGATTTCGCATATCGTCTACCAGAAGGGGACGATGGGCGCGACGCCGACCTTCACGCTGACGGCCGAGGCGACGGGCGAGACCATCTGGTCGGAGTCCAACGTCGCCGCTAACGCTGTGCGCGCCCCGCGACAGCCGACGCACAACTCTGCTGGCGCCGCCGCGCTATTCGCGGCGGGCGGCACCGGCGTGAACGACAAGATCGCCCTCGCCAATGATCGCGTGAAGATCGTGATCAGCGGCGGCGGCGCGGGCGGCACCGCCACCTTCCACATCGTTCTCGTCTAAAGGGGCGGCGCATGTTCTCGATCACGGTCCCGGCGTCCTCGCGGGCGCTTCTCTCCCTCGCGGAAATCAAGGCTGCGGTGGGCGAGACCGGATCGACGAACGATGCCGCCCTAACGGCGCTCGGGGCGCAACTCTCCGACGCTATCGTTCTGGCCTGCGGCGTCCCGTCCGATGGCGTGACGCCGCCGACCCTATTGCGCGAGACGATCGTCGAGACGGTTCGGCATGTCTCGCACTTCTCGGCGTGGGGTTTCCCGAATAATGGGCAGCGCCACGGCGATATGATCGACGATCGCCTCGATGGCCTTCTTCTCTCGCGGCGCTTCGTCTCCTCCGTGGACTCCGTAATCGTCAACGGCGACACGCTTGACCCCTCGGCCTATGAGATCGACCGATCGCCCGCGATCCTTCGCTCGATCTCGTCGTCTTCCGGCGGATATTCGCAATGGCCGAGCGGAGTCTCGGTCGTGACCTATCAGGCCGGCTTTGTAACGCCTCCCGAGCCGTTGAAGCTCGCCGCGACGCTTCTGATTCGCGAGGCGTGGGCGATTATGAAGGCCGATCCGCTGGTTCGCGGCGAGACCTTCGAGGGCCTCGGCGCGGTTCAATACGGACTCGGCTCGCTCATGTCGCAGAACGGCGGTATGCCGCCGGGGATCGCCGACATCATCGCGACCTATAGGCACTCGATCTAATGGGAGCGCGCGAATCCTACGCGGCGATGCTTACTCGCCGATACGCTCGCTTCGGCGCGGACGCGACCTTCACAAGCCCGGCGACGAAGCAGCCGGCAACCCTTCGCGTGATCGACCTATCGAAGACGAAGATGGCCGGGAGCGACTTCACGCAAGTCCCGACGATCTTCCCGACCGTTACGGCGCGAGCCGACGACATCATCGCGCTCGGCTTCGATCCGGCCGATCTCGTCGGAACGGCGATCACTTACAACGGCGAGGAATGGGTTGTCGTGACCTATCAACGGCACCCCGGCGTCTTCGATCCGGCGCTCGATCAGTTCTATTTTACCCTTGAGGCCCCGACACAATGATCGACCGTCGAGAAGGAATCATCGCGCGCCTCGTCGAGCTAATGGATTCGGTCGATGGCGTCGAAGTCGTTTACCGGAACAACCCGAACCCGAACGAAGGCAAGATGCCGGCGATCGTCGTCTTCGACGCCGACGAGGAACAGAGTCCGGTTCCTGAGAATATGAGGAACAAGGGGGCGACCGCTCCTGTCTTCCTGACGATGAAGCCGGAAATCTTCATCGTGCTTTCCGATCGCGCGGCGAACGCCGGATCGCGATTGAACGAACTTCGCGCTCGCGTCCTCAAGGCGATTGCAAACGATCAGACGCTCGTCGATCTCGCGACGACGAACGGCCGGATCAATCTTCACTCGACCCGAACCGGCTTCGCGGTCGGGCGGTCTCTCGCGGCGGAAATGAAGATCGAGATCGGCTTCACTTATCCGCTTCTCTTTTCGGACCTAGCGGACGCTTAACGAATTCGGCCGCGCCTCGCGCTCGCCGTAGCCAGAAACGACCCTTCGGCAAGGTCGCCCAGCCCGTCGTGATGACGCGCTAATCCCTCAGATGGAGCCTCTATCATGTTGCACGACGTTGGAAACTATCAGGTCGGCAAGGGCATTGCCTACTTCCGCAAGTGGACAAGCGCCCCGCAGAAATGGGTCGCTGGCATGACCGTTTCGCCCGGCGCTTACGTCGACAACGGCGATTACCTGTGGACGACCGCGAGCGGCGGAACGGCGACCGGCGCGGGCGTCGGCCCGACCGGAGTGACCGGAACTTTCACGGACGGCACCATCGTTTGGTCCGCTGTTACGTGGGACGATCTCGGCAACTGCCCGAAATTCAGCTTCAAGCCCGAACTTGAAACGCTTGAGCACTTCTCGTCTCGCGGCGGCGTCAAGACGCGCGACCAGAAGATCGTCACCGCGCTCAAGGGTTCGCTGACCGTTGAACTCGACGAGATCACGGCCGAGAACCTGACCTTCGCGCTTCTCGGCTCGATCACCGGCGCCACCGGCTCGCGCGTCGTGCAGGTGTTCGCGAACTCGCAGGTGACCGGAGAAGTCAAGCTCGTTCAGGCGAACGCGGTCGGCAAGCGTTTCCAGCTAAAGTTCGGCTCGGTGCAAATCTTCCCCGATCAAGAGATCAGCTTCATCGGCGACGACTACGGCGTCATTCAGACCACGATCGAGGTCAATCTCGACGCTCAGGGTGTGTTCTGGACGGCGACCGAAATTCCGTAAGAGAAAGGGTGAGTCATGTCGGGAATTGTGGATATTGTTCTGCCTAAGCGGTCTGTGACGCTTTACGGCGTCGAGATCGAGATCACCGGAGTCAAAAACAAGGCGATCGGTGAACTTTGGGATCGCTTCCCGCAGATTTCCGACATGGCCGAAGCCGGCAAATTCGGGTTGAAGGAGCTTCTCTCCCTCGACGAGGAAGTGGTGGCGGCGTTCATCGCCGCCGGCACAGGAAGGCCGGGCGATCCGATCGCCGAGGCTTTCGCGCGCGAGCTTCCGCTCGGCGATCAAGCCGAATTGATCGCGGCAATCCTAGAAAGGACGCTCCCGCGAAGCTCCGGCCCTTTCGTCGAAAGCTGGCTCCAGATTCTCACGCTACTTGGGATGATACGCCCGGCGCAAAAGAACGCTGGCGCTGGCGCCGCAACTGGGAACTAGCCCACGCGATCGACGCACTCGTTGGCGCGAACTACTCCCTCGCGGAAATCCTCGACTTCACGCCGCGTCAAACACACGCGGCGCTCCATCACGCACAGATACGGGAGAAGAAGCATCTCGCCGACTTGGCGAAGATCGTCTTCGCCGGGTCGAAGTGCGACCAGCGCGGTCTTGAACGATTCACGGATGGATTGACGCGCGATGGGTGAGCCGTTCCTTCGAGTCAACGTCAATGAGGCTCAGGTCGCCGAGCTTTCGACGCTATTCGAGAAGAACGAACGCGCGGCCGCACTTGCCGCGACAGAGACGATTAAGACGACGACCGCTAACGTCTTGCTTCGCGGTCGTCTCAATATCCAATCGAGCGGCAAGTTCACCGGGCCTTGGCTAAAGGGCCTACAGTCCCGTCAATATCCGAAGGGCAAGAACAGCACGAACGCGCGATCGTTCATCAATCACAAGTTCGGCGGTCTTGCTTCGGTCTTCGAGTTCGGCGCTTCGATCCGACCGAAGCGCGGGAAGTATTTATGGATTCTTGCGCCCGGCGCTCCGAAGCGAATGACGATCGGCGCCGACTTCGGCAAGGGGTGGATCAATCAAGTCCGAGGGCGCACTTCCGCGAAAATGTTCGCTCGCGCTGCCGGCGAAAAGCTCGCTTACAAGCTCTCGGCGGAAGGTTTCCCGATGCTTGGCCTCTCGATCAAGAGCGGCAAGCGGTCCCGGTTCAAGCCTTATGTTATCGGAATCCCGTTCGCGAATATCCACAAACGCTGGTCGATCATACCGATCGCGGAAGCCGAGGGCGACAAGATGGTTTCGCGATTCCTGTCAATCTTCGATAAGGCGGCAGACTAATGGCTGACGGGAGGAAGATTGCGATCGAGCTTCTCTTTTCGTCGAAGGGCGCGAAGGAAGCTGCTGGATATAATCGGGAGGTCACGAAGTCCGTCGAGGACATGACGAAGAAGCTCAAGAGCGCCGATTTCTCGTCGCTCGACACGGCTCTTTCGAAGTTCAATCGCGGCAGCTATTCGATCTCCGACGCGCCGATGAAGAAGCTCGGCGAGGCGACGAAGCTGACGCGCATGGAAGCTCTGACGCTTCAATACACGTTCAACGATGTGACCGCCTCGCTCGCTTCCGGCATTTCGCCGATGACGATCCTCCTGCAACAGGGAGGACAGGTCACGCAGGCGTTCGGAGGTCTCAAGGGAACGATCACGACGCTTACGCCCCTTCTCCTTCGGTGGGCGCCCGCTATCGCCGCCGCCGCAGTAGCAGGCGGCGCACTATTCGCTGTCTTGAAGGCCCCGGCGATCGGCGCGGAAGCGGCGAAGAAGATCACCGACATTGGCGACGCCGCCGACAAGGCGGGAGTCCCTCTTAATCGTCTCCAGACGATCATGAAGGAGCTTGTCGCGGAAGGTAACACGCCGGCCGACGCCGCGAAGGACGAAGCCGTAAAGGCGATTGATACGCTACGCAGTCTCATTGCCGAGTCGAAGAAGTCGCAGAAGGACTCGCAGAAGGGTAAGAAGGAATTCGCGAAGCGCCTGTCGGTTCCCGGAGAGGGCGAAAACCCCTTCGATAAAGCCGATGGGATGAATGACGGTCACAAGTATAAGACCGTCAGGGCGCCGCAGACCGATAAGACCGGCGCGCGCCATGTCGACAAGGGCGGGCGAGAGGGCACGGACAATGCTCCCGGCCTCGGCAAGATCGAGGAAAACGTCCTCGACATTCCGAAGAAGGGCGCGAAGAAGGAAGCGCCGAACAAGCCGATCGACGACGCCGCGACGCATATCGGGAAGGACTTCCCCGGCGCGACCGATGTCGCGTCGAAGCTCAAAGTCGATACGCGCGACCTCGATCCGAACAAGCTCGAAGATAAGGTAAAAATCCTAGAGCGGCTCGCGACCGCATATAAGGCTCTACCGGACGGCTCAAAGAAGCTGGAGGTGAAGGTCGATCTCGATAAGGAACTCGGGAAGACGCTCGCCGATATTGTGACTAAGAACCTCGTCGATCAATTCAAGGCGGCGGCGCTCGGCCCGATCAATCCGAAGGAGACGATCTCGCCGGAAGGCGCGGCCAAGTCGAAAGCGATCACCACTCAAGAGGAACAGAACAAACTTCGCGAGTCCGATCTCGAATTGAAAAACAAGGAGCCGCTGCTCAACACGGCGCAGCAGGCCGGACTCGATAAAAACAAGGAACTCGACAAGAGCGCCCAAGGAGGCGACTTCACGACGCAGTTCTTCAAGGCCCTTGGCGCCCTAACCGATACGATCGACAAGATCAGGACGGGAGACAAGCAAGCCGTCGCCGATCACCCGATCGTCGCGGACGCCTTCAAGGCTGGTCGCGCGATGGTTGGCGTCGCGGATAATGCCGGCGACGCTGCCGGCGCGGCTCTTGCCGCTGCGGCGACCGACAAGACGGCGAAGAACGCCGAAGCGGCGCGAGACGGCCTCGCGGCGGGCGAAGCCATCGCGAAAGCTCTCGCCGAGGACTCGGAGAGGGCGGCGAACGCTCTTGAGCGAGCGGCGGCGGCTTCAAAGGAAATCAAGCCCCCCGGAAATGGAAACGACGCGATCGACCCTTCGGGGGGAAGCGGGAATTCCGGCTTCGCCGATGGCGGCTTCGTCTCGGGACCGGGAACCACGACGAGCGACTCGATCCCGGCGATGCTGTCAAACAGCGAATTCGTGGTTAAGGCGGCGTCGGTTCAGAAGCCGGGAGTCCTCGGTCTCCTTCATGCGATCAACGGCGGCGCGAGTGTTCCTTCGCTGTTCGGTCGTCGGCGCGGCTACGCGGACGGCGGCATCGTCGGGTCGGTTCCCGATATTGGAGGCGCCGGAGGCGGTGGGACTCCTATTCACGTTCACTTCGACGGCGTTTCGATCGGGCCGATGTCGGCCTCGAAGGGCGTCGTCGACCAGCTACTTCGAGAAGAAGCGAAGCGCCGCGTGTCGAGCGCCGGCAAAGCGCCGAGTCGGGTGGGATAAGAGATGGCCGGGAAAGTCACAGACCTTATCTTCTCGGGCCTCGGCTTCCCGACCTTTTGCGCGCGTGGCGTCGAGGTCGAAGTGACGCCGATCCCGGCCTCAAAACAGTTCCGCCGCGATGTGAACGGAACGCTGCGCGATGTCTCCGATCCGGTCTTCCGCAAATATCAAGTGAAGGTGAACTTCCGAGATCAGCAGTTCCCCGACTTAGGGGGCGTTTGGCCGGGGAAGCAAGTCACCGTTACGACTCCGATCGTTTGGGGATCGAGCGCGACCGGCGCGACCGGCGCGACCGCTTCGACCGGATATGGCTATACAGGCCTCGCGGTTCAAATAACCGGGAGGATTACCGACTTCTCGGCTTCCCGCGACGAGTGGGCGGCGGATAATTCCGGCTTCATCGTCATCGAGGAACAGTAAATGAGCGGTCCCGGTCCCGGCTCGGGCGGTCCGATCTATTTCGCGTGGGTCGACAAGACCGAGACGACCTTCTCGTCGGCGACGCATTGTCGCCTCGACGAGCCGGTGTGGTCTTACCGATTCACCCACGACGAGGGACAGATTCCGACGATCGAGATCGAGATCACGAACCCTTGCTTCGGGACGCCATATGTCGGCCTGCTCGCCGCGAGCCGGAAACAATGGGCGTGGGTTTCGGTTTGGGATTATGACTCATCGTCGGTGAAGGCCCTGATCTTCGGCCGGATCGTCGGCATCCCTTCCGACCTATCGTCGAAGTTCATCAAGTTCCTGTTGATCGCGCGAGCCGACGACTACATCGTGCGCAAGCAAACGCTCGCCGACTCGTTGAAGGTCGCGCCGTATTATGACCCGATCTTCTTCGACGATCGCGCTCGGAACGATCCAGATGCGATCCTCGAAGGGTATTCGGCCTCTTACCATGTCGACCGCACGACGCTCGCGTGGACGATCTCCGACATCCTCGAAGCCGAGGACGGGAACGTGCCGATCGGGCAGGATGAAATCTTCTCGGAGCTTTCCTTCAACGTAAAGGGACCGCCGCTGCGCGCGGTCCGAGCCGAGGCAACCGTTCAATGGTCGCAGAACTTTCGCGGCGTCGTTATTCCGGTGATGAACGGCGTCGTCGAAACACTAACCGGCGGCGATCTAATATCGGGATGGCCGAAGCCGGGAGATGATCTCGGCGGCGGATGGAAAGCCGCTTATGGGACCGCCGCTGTTGATCTAAAAGGCACGATGCACGCCGAGGCCCATCAAGAGTCCGGCTCTTTCCATGATACGAACACGACACACCAAGAAGGCGACGTTATTTCCGCGTCGTGGAATTCCTCGACGCCGCCTAATGGGATCACAGTCGATTACAAGACCGATAGCAACTATGCGAATATCGGATCACTCGGAGGCGACACAGGTAAGGGTTTCGGAAGTAGCGGCGCGGGTTCCTCGGGAGACGATACTTCGTTCGGCGTTTCTGCGTCTTGGCAGTCGATACAGGTCTGGAAGGTCGCCACGACCCTCTACATTATGCCTGACGGCGCTCCGAACCCCTTCACCGAGCTTTTGACGCTTACGCTCGAAGCTGACGTTCAGCCGGTCTTGACCGACGCCACTTCCGGCGCCGACACCGAAGTGATCACGCTCAACTCGATCGACGTTGGCGAAGCTTATGTCGACATTCGAGCGTGGTCGTCGCTCAAGGCGGCTGGCGGGTCGATCTCGATCGGCCAAGTCATGCAGCCGAACATTCCGGTCGGCCCCGGTGGAATGTCTCCACAGGTCGCCCTCAATAGCGGATCGATGGGGTCGAGCGCCCCGGCCTTCTCGGACATTGCCGGTGAGACGACGAGCGACAACAGCGTGGTTTGGGCTTCGCTCGGATCGAGCGCGACGACGATCGGCGATTGGACTGGCTCGACGTTCGTCCGCAAGGGAACGATCATCTGCTATGAGACGGGTGGTGGCTATTTCTTCCTATGCACTACGGACGGCTACACCGCGACGAAATCGCCCTTCTACCTTTACGATGCGTTTAGCAACCCGATCCTAGACTTTTACGGGAATCAGGTTCGCAATCCGAACATAGCGACTCCGGGAACCACGTTCGGCGACAACGGCGTAACGTGGACCGCGCTCGGAGCGGGAGGCCCTTCTCTTATCGTTCCGATCGGAGGACAGCCGGGGAATATCCAGCAGGCCGACTTCTATTCGGGAGCGCGCGGCACGAACGCGATCGAGTTCATCATCAATAAGTGCGTCGCGAGGATGAAGGACCGCTGTCGCGCGGTCGAGATCGGTTGCGAGATTCCATTCTCGCTCGCGCTCGATCTATCGCTTCGCAAGTCCGCGACGATCACGCACAAATATCTTCCGGGTGGCGTTGCGACCGGGAAGATCATCTCCTATTCGATCGCTGGAGATGGGGAAGGCAGGAAAAGCGCGACGATCAAGATCGGCTGCGCGGTCGGACGGGGCGGATCGGTCAGCGCCAGCGCCGGAACGGACGATTGGTCGGATGCGATCGCACATGAAGCGCAGACGCAAACCGGCGGAACGGTTTCGCTCGGCCCTGTAACCTATACGCCGCCGCCTCCGAATATGACCTATAATGGCCTCCAGCCCCCGTTGACTCGCGATCAGGTCGTTATTTTCGCGTCGTGGTTGGGTTCGCTTAGTTCACAAACGCACGCGGCTCTATTGGCTTATTCCTCGCAGGGCTACGTTCCCTACACTGTCGGATGGGCGTCGAACGTCTTCAACGTCGCGGCGCGCGCGCAAGCGGCGCGCTTCGCGGCGATGTCTGATCTCTCTCGCCTTGAAAATTCGGTCTACTTCGAGTGCCATCTCCGACCTATATCGGGGAACGAAGTCACAACCCCATACTATGTCGAGGTCTCCGACCTCAAGATTCCGAAGCAGATTGACCTAGAAGCGGAGCCGCTATGAGCCTCGAAAGGATCGTTCGCCCGGCGCTACCGAACGACATATCGCCGCCGAAGCAGCAGAGCCGTAATCGAACAGCGCAAAACTGGAACGCCGTCATTCTTCGGTATGGTGTCGGTGGTTCGATCAAGGCGATCTCGGGAAGCTATTCGATGAACGGGAGCCTCTACAACATCAAGAAGCCGAAGGAAGATAAATCCGGCGGCGGCGGTTCGTTCCTCGGGATCACGTTCCCCTAATGTCGACCGAAGTGTCTCGCGAAACATCTGTTCGGCGGATCACCGCGCCGGATAACGACGCGACCTATGTCGACCTCAAGGTTAACGACAAGATTCGCTTCATCGACCCGAAGCAGAATTATCAAGAGTGGGAGCTTTCCTTCTCGAATAACGACAACGCCGACCGAAGGGTTCATGTCGTCGAGGTCGGAGACGACAAGCTGAAAGTCGAGAGGATCGACTGGCTACAAACAATCCATTCCGATAGCGGGCACTTTCAAGAGTGGCAGTCGTCTTACGAGAACTCGGACGATCCGCCGGTCCACTTTCAAACCCACAAGCGAAAAATCTACTCGCTTAATGACGATAAGACGAAGAACGAGTCGATTTGGATCGAGGTTCAAAGGATAGACGCGATTTGGTTCAAAGACGTGCGCGGTCAAGAGCGCGTGTGGTATCTCGACTGGCCCGATCTTCAAGACGATGAATGGGATTACAAAGACCTGTCGCAACCCGATAAGAGGTGGGACGGGACTGAGATAAATCCTCCGTGGCGTCTCGATCCATTCCAGACGATTGTCGATTGTTCCTTCGGCGCGCTATCGATGATGGTCCTCTATGGGCGGGATCAGATCGCCGCGATCCCGATGGCAAGCCTTACGAAGCCGAAGCCATCGTTCAAAACCCGATCGAAGGTAGTCTTCGACCCGCCGCAGCATTGGTTCCCTTCTATCGGGCCGGGCTATTTTCAAGTCGCGCAAATCAAGACGGCGAAGAACATTCATGCAATGTCAACGCAGATTGATTTTAGCGGCCAGTCCGCTCAACCCGCTTCGGATTGGTTCAAACAATACGTTTATAATACCGCTGTTTCACTTTTCTCTAATGCGAAGGCTTGCACGCCGCTCACAAGAACCGGCGTGACTCTTGATTGGGAACAAGCCGAAATAAGTCTGCATATGGAATTCGGAAATCACTTAGCGACCATCTCGGCCGCAGAGGGATTTGGATATTTGAGGTATAGCGACGGCGACATTGGCTATGGTGACGGTTCAACGTCATCATGGGACGGGTTCGGTTATGGGGTTTTTTGGAAAAGGGAGCATAGGACCGGCACTAACTTTCCGACTCCTTGGTCCGCTTGGGAATATGGATTTGGGCCTTATACCGATGCCCCTTGGTGGGTCTATACCGGCCCCGTCATAAACGCCTCGGCGGATGGAAAAATATATAATGAGCGCGGCGATGTTTTCGCAACCGACAAAAACGGAGTGCGCCTTGTAACGGCGGGAGACACGACAAGCAGGTTGCCGGTTTATCGTCTTACTCCAGACGCGGCTGAGCAGGTTGGTGAAATCCCCATGAAGCCGGCTGCGGACCCGATTACCTATGCGCCATTGGATGGCGCGTGGACAACTTATTTGCTGGCCTCAACTGTAGATGTAAACGGGAAGATTTCGGATGGCTGGAATAACTATGACCCATATTTCGGAACCGGAGATGTTCGGCGCGCCGTTCTAAAGCAAAACAATAAATTGGATGTTTTCAAGTCGGAGGTTAAGTCCATCACCGGAACCGACTTCGGTCTAGGAGTCGACACGCCCCCCGTTCGCATATTCAATTTTCCTTACAATATCAGCGACGACATATCGAAGACATGGGCATTTGCTGATGACGGGACCGATACAAACGAGTTCGGTCAAACCGAGTGGACTCTGGTTCAAGGGAGTCAAGCGTCCTTTCCACTAAAGGGCGGTCATATCCTTACGCCTTACGGGAAGTTCGATGCGCCCGCCGGGAATTTCGCTTTTCAAGGATGGCTGTCTTTACATAATGGCGAGCATAATCTTCAAGCATTCATCCTGAGAAGTTCGCCATCGACGTTCAAGCGATACATCTATCTCGACGGGAAGGACTACGGCGCGAAGCTCGCCGCCGCGCTCGGATGCTCGATTGACGAAATCCGCGCCATCTATTTCGACATAAAATCGAGCGACATCCAAAAGCTCGGGACGCGATAAGAAGGGCAAGCGATGACAATTCTCTTTGTCGGGAGCGACGGGGCGAAGTGGGGTTCCGGCCTCGGCCGGCGCCTGACTGTCACCGAACACGACAATAACAACTGGCAATTTCTCGAACGCCTTGTCGCGCTTGAAGGCGCGACGGCTTACGCGGGGATAACCGGGTTCTCAATCACCGGCACGACCGGCGCGCCCGGCTCTAAGTTCAACGTGGATATGTCTGACGGTTCTCACTTCGGCCCGTTCGATCTCCCGGTCGCGAAGTTCAAATCGCGCGGAGCCTATGCCGGCGGCGCTTCATTTGCGGTCAACGATGTATTCACGATCAACGGGTCGCTCTATCTCGTCAACGTCCCGCACGTTTCTCCGACAGGGTTCAATCCATCTCTAAACGATGGCGCGGGCCACGACTATTATTCGGAACTCATCCCTACGCCGACCGGATCGCTCCCGACAGGTGGATCGACCGGCTACAATCTGCGCAAGCTCTCGTCGAGCAATTTTGACGTTGGATGGGCGCCGCCGCTCCCGGTCGGAGGTGCGACCGGGCAATATCTGGCGAAGAACTCAAGCACCTATTTCGACGCCGGCTGGATCACCCCGCCGAAGCATTCCCCGCCAACCGGACCCGCCGGCTATGTCCTCGGCCTTCTATCGACCGGGATCGACGACTTCGATTGGATTCCGCCTGTCCCTCTTGGCGGTGGGACGGGCTTCGCGCTCATCAAAAACTCCGACGCTGATCTCGATTATTCGTGGGCGCTAGCTGTTCCCGCTGGCGGCGCGACAGGCTATGTGCTGACGAAGAATTCCGGCGCTGATTTCGACTACGCGTGGGCGGCGCTTCCAACTGGCGGCGGATCGGCGACCGGGACAGTTCCTTCTGGCGGCGTGACAGGCGCTTATCTTCGTAAGTCCGATTCAGCCGATTATGCGATGGTGTGGTCAACGGACGGCGAACCGGCCCGTATCGAATCTATGTATGCGACAGGCGTTTGGATCGAGCCGCAAGATCGGGCGAAGATCATCCAATATGTCGCTGGCGATCTCACTCTCAACTTCACCGGGCCGACCGGATTCAAGGGGAACTTCGAGATTCTTTTCGCGGCTGTCGACACAACTCCCTTCAATATCCTGATGGGGACAGGCTACAAGCATTGCGGCACGGGCTTCGACACCGGGACCGTCTTCGGCGCTACCTTCATCAGTCAATTCGCTGGCGATGGCGTCTATATCTATGAGATCAACCGATACGGCCCGATCGTCGTCTTGAGCGGCTAATCTCCTTTCATATCTCTGATCTTTCAGCCCCGCGCGGCTTTGCTGCGCGGGGTTTTCGTTTGTGGCCGGGGGTGCCGGGGGGCGCAACCAGCAAAAGAGAGTGCCAATGGCTCGCGTCTGTCTGAACATGATCGTCAAAAACGAAAGCGCGATCATCGAGCGCTGTCTTTCTTCGGTCGTCGGGTTCGTCGATTGCTTCGTGATCGCCGACACCGGGTCGACCGACGACACAAAGGAGAAGATCACGGCCTTCTTCGAGGCGCGCGGGATTCCGGGTGAGATCGTCGATCTCCCCTTCGAGAACTTCGAGCAGGCGCGGAACGGCGCGATCGAAGCGGCTGAGGCTTCCCTGTTCGCGTTCGATTATCTGCTCTTTATCGATGCAGATATGGAACTCGTCGTCTCCGATCCTTCCTTGAAGGAGAAGCTCTCGCACAACTGCTATTTGGCGAAGCAGCGCAATGTGGGCGGGCTTGTCTATGACAACGCCAGAATCGTTAAGGCGTTCGTCGGCGCGCGCTATATCGGCGTCACTCACGAATATCTCAACAGCACCGGCGAGATCGCCCGACTCCCCGAGCAGATGATCTATTTCCGCGACTACGAAGTCGGATCGAATCGGAAGGACAAGAGCGAGCGCGACATTCGCCTCTTGAAGGCAGACCTCGCAAAGAACCCGGAGAATGGGCGGTCGCACTTCTATCTGGCTCAGACCTATTTCGAAGCCGAGAACTTCGGCAAGGCTCGCCATCACTACCAGAAGCGTCAAAAGCTCGGGGGCTTCGACGAAGAAGTCTGGTTCGCGCAAATGTGTGAGGCGCTTTGCGACTTGAATCTTGGAGACGAAGACGCCTTCGAGATTAAGATCAAGCGTGCGTTTCAGGCGCGCCCGACGCGCGCCGAACCGCTTTGCTATCTGGCTAGGTTCTATCAGGCGAAGGGCCTAAACGATCTCGCTGCGATGGTCTGCGACGAAGGGATGTCGATCCCGATTCCGAACGACATCCTGTTCGTCGATACGAACGTCTATGAGCGGAGCTTCAAGGAAATCTTTTCGATCGTCGGATATTATGCGCGCGATCGGAAGGGCCGGGCCTTCGATATGAACAACTGGCTCGCGCTCTCGCGTAAGGCTTCCCCGCAAGCCGCGAAGCTCGCGGGAATGAATATGCCGCCGTATCTCGCGCCGCTTTCGATCTATCTCGACTCGTGGGAAGCGAAGAAGATCGACTTCACGCCAGAAGAAGGATGGTTCGCTCTGAACCCCTCGATCGCGCGCGTCGGCGGTTATCTCGATTGCATCGTTCGCACGGTCAACTATCAAGTCGTGTGGTGCGAGAACGGCGCGGCGTATGAGACGAAAGACGATGCGCCGATCACGACGCGCAACTTCTATCTGCGCCTCGGCGACGACCTCTCGACGATCGACTGGCACGAGATTCTTCCGCCGCTCAATATGCCGGCGCGGACCGAGGCCGACCGGATTCTCGGGTTTGAAGACCTTCGCCTCGTCGAGTGGAAGGGCGAAGTCTATGTGAACGGCACTTGCCTTGAACTCGAAGAAGGCGGTCACCCGAACATGGTCCGCGCTCGCCTCAATCGAGACGGGTGGCGGCTCGAAGAACTCGCCGGCCTCATCCCCGACACGACGCCGCGCCAAGTCGAGAAGAACTGGTCGCCGTTTGTCGACGAGGGGGAGCTTCGTTACCTCTATTCCTACGGCCCGACGAAGATCGTCAACTCGGAAGGCGACACGATCGCCGTAAACGAGCCACCGATCCGCGCTTCGAGCTTCCGGGGAGGGTCGCAGCTTATTCCCTTCGAGGACGGCTGGCTGTGCTGCGTTCACGAAGTCGCGCCGAACCCGGCGACGAGATCGCGAATCTATTCGCACCGCTTCGTTTGGTTCGATCGCGACATGGTTCTGCGTCGCGTCTCGATCCCGTTCGTCTTCGAGAAGCCGCGCTTCGAGTTCGCGGCTGGTCTCGCGTGGTCGAAGGACGGGAAAAAGCTGATCGTTTCCTACGGCGTGGACGATCGCGAGGCGTGGGTCGGATCGTTCGATGCGGCCGAGATCAGCGCCTTCCTTCTCGACGCGCTTTCATTCTAGGGGGATTGAATGGAGATCGACCTTCGCAACGGCGCCAAGTGGGAATTCCCCCTCGAAATGGTCGATGATGTCGGCCCGGTCGTCATGACCGGGCGGGCGCTCGAATTCGAAATCTTCGACCGGAGTAATACGCTGATCGGCTTCGCGGCGACGACCGGAGCGACCGGCGGGACGCTCACGATCAATGGATCCACGGTCGACGTTCTTATCCCGGCGGCGGTTCGCCCGGCTTTGGCGATCAATGGCCCTTTCCTGATCGCATACGGCGATCTTTTCGACATCAGCGTGGCCGAGCGGGAATGGCTCGGGCGCGCCGAGTTCCGAATCCTTTCCGGCCCGACTCCTTAAAGCGAGGTTCGCAATGGCGACTTTCCGAATCCCGTCTCGAAAGGTCACGATCGGCGGGGCCGGGCTTCGGGGTTTTACTGGTGCGACCGGCCCGCAAGGGCTGGCTTCCACCGGCCCGACAGGCGCTCAAGGGCTATCAATCACAGGGCCGACCGGGGCGCCCTCGACTATTCCGGGGCCGACAGGATCGCCGGGAACCTCGATCGTCGGGCCGACAGGATCACCGGGCGCGACGGGGGCCTCATTCACAGGGCCTACGGGGGCCGCTGGTAGCCTTGGGCCGACAGGCGCAACGGGTATAGCGGGCCAGTCCTTTACCGGCCCCACGGGCGCTGCTGGCGCGTCTGTGACCGGGCCGACAGGGGCGCAGGGCAATTCGATCACCGGGCCGACCGGCGCGCCAACGGCGGTCATTATCTCGGCGACGATGCCGACCGGGATCGGCGCGGGTCAGGAATGGTGGAACACCAGCGACGGCAAGAAATATATCTACTTCAATGACGGCGACTCTTCGCAATGGGTAGAAGACTGCTATCCGCTGATCGGTCCCACCGGCCCGACCGGGGGAGGCGGGGGAGGCGGCGCGATCTACGCGACGGGCGCCGCCCCTACCGGAGCGGCCGACAATTCGCTTTGGTTTAACACCGTCGATGGCGTCCTCTATGTCCGATATAACGATGGCGACTCGACCCAGTGGGTTCAGAGCGATTTCTATGCGGGGATCGGGCCGACCGGACCTTCTGGAGGGCCGACCGGACCGACAGGATTTGGCTTCACCGGCCCTACTGGCGCGGCTTCCACCGTGCCGGGGCCGACAGGCCCGGCGGGATCAGTCGGCGGCGCGACGGGATCGGTTCAACTCGACTTCGGATCGACGCCGACCGACTTCGCTTCCCTCGCGGTAACGGACACCGGAGTCGCTACGGGGTCGCAGCTTTCGGCTTGGCTCGTCGCGACTCCGACCGCCGATCACTCAGCCGACGAACACGTCGTCGAGAATCTCAAGGTCATGGCCGGAAATATCGCTTCCGGCACCGGCTTCACGATCTACGGACTCGCGACGCTCGGCCGCGTGTCGGGCAAGTTCTCCGTGCAATGGAAAAGGGTTTAAGACATGGGCATCCAAGTTCAAGGCGGAACTTCCGGCCAGACGGCAGACGTTGACTCGACCTCGAAGGGCCTAATCGTCCAGCAGCCGAAGACGCTCGCGCAAGCTGGCTTCGGCCTTATGGCCGGCCAGATCGACGCCGGCTCGATAACCGGTAACGCGCTCAACCGAAACGTGATGATCTCGCCCGGCAACCGACTTGAGATGTCGATGGTCTCGCCGCTGTTCTCGGACACGTTCAACTACGCGGCGCAAGACTCGGGTCGATGGAACGTCGCACTCACGACCTTTACGGCTTCCTACGCCGCCGGCTTCTTGACGCTCAACAGTGGATCGGTGACGACCGCTTCGGCGACGGCGATGATGCGCTCTTATTGGCAGCATCCGATCCCGACCGAAGGCGCTCTCGTCTTCCGCATGTTCGGATTCCAGACGCAAGTCGCGCAAGCGAACTGCACGACAGAGTTCGGCTTCTTCTTCGCGACCGGCACAGCGGCGCCGACCGATGGCGTCTTCTTCCGCTTTGACGCGACCGGCACTCTCAAAGCGGTCATCAACTATAACGGCACGGAAGTGACGAGCGCGGCGCTGACCGCTCCGGCAAACGGCGTCATCTCGCGCTGGAATATCGTCCTCGACGAGACCCACGCCGAGTTCTGGATCAACGGCGTCCTCTATGCCTCGATCTCGGCTCCGACCTCGACCGGCCAGCCGCTCATGCACGCCTCGGTTCAGGCCGCCGCGCGCATGTATCACGCCGGCTCGGTGCCTTCGGTCGCTAACCAGTTGAAGATTTCCGACATCGACGTTTGGTCTACGGACGGCAATCTGAACAAGCCCTTCAATATCCAGCGCGCCGAGCAGGGCCTTATGGCCTATCAAGGCGTCGCCGGCATGACGATGGGGTCGACGGCGCTTTATGCGAACTCGGCGAACCCGAGCGCCGCTGTCCCGACGAACACGACCGCCGCGCTCGGCTCGGGCCTTGGCGGGCAGTTCTGGGAGACGGCTTCCCTCGCGGTCAATACGGACGGCGTGATTTCGTCTTACCAAGTCCCGGCCGACACCGTGAACATTTCCGGTCGCAAGCTCGTCATTACCGGCGTCCGCTGGAGTAGCATCGTCCAGACGGTCCTCGCAGGCGGGCCTTTCGTCTACCAGCATGGCCTCGCGTTCGGTCACACGGCGGTCTCTCTGGCGACGGCCGAAGCGGCGGCTGCAAAGGCCCCGCGTCGTCTCGCGCTCGGCGTCTCGACGTTCGCGGCGGCGGCGGCTGTTGGATCGCTCGGCGCGAATATCACCGCGCAGTTCGCCTCGCCGATTGTCGTCAACCCCGGCGAGTTCATCGCGACCTTCGTCAAAAATATGGGCACGGTCGGCACTTCCGGCACGATCCACCACTCGATCAACTTCGAGGGCTACTGGTCTTAATCGAAGCGGCGCGCGGCTTCGGCCGCGCGCTTCCCCCGTCGCATGAATCGGAGATTAAAAGATGGCGATCAATTTCCCCTCGTCGCCCTCGGATGGGCAAATCTACACCGACACGACGAGCGGGAACGCCTATCGCTATAATGCGGCTATTGGCGCATGGAAGATCAGCGCGGCGGCGATTTCTGGCGCTCTTGTTTTGCTAGAGCAGCACACCGCGTCTAATTCGGCTTCCCTTGATTTCACTTCGTGCTTCACGTCGGCCTATGACAGATACGTGATCGAGTTGATCTCGATGGTGGTCGGGACTAACGCCGCCTCATTAGGTATACAGGTATCAACGGATGGTGGAGCGAGCTTCATCGCCGGGACAAATTATTTTTGGAGTTACTACGCCACCTTAGTGGGGGGCGCCTCGTCGGGCGGCGGAGGCGCTGGATCTACGTCAAGGATGCAGCTATTCGAGCCGCTCCTAAGTTCAGCAACTCCGAACTTCTCTGCAACATTGGAATTCTTCGACCCGCTGAACGCAAGCGTGAAGAAAATTCTTACTGGTAGAGGACAAGGGATATTCTCCACCGACCTCGGCCTTTACGGCTTCCAAATCTACGGGTTTTACAATGCCGCAGCGGCGGTAAACGCCATAAGGATTGCGCCATCGAGCGGCGTCATCGCGTCTGGAGTCGCGCGCGTTTACGGCGTCGCTAAGTAAAGGGGCCAAGAATGAATTTTCCCTCGTCGCCCACTAACGGCCAGACTTACACCGATCCGACCTCGGGGAATGTCTATCAGTTCGCCTCGACTCCCGGCGTCTGGAGATCGCTTGGTCAGACGCCTTCTGTGGGGCCGACCGGGTGGACCGGGCCAACTGGCCCCGGAGGTGGGCCAACGGGACCGACAGGAGCGGCGGCGAGCAATCTGATCGTTCTTTCGGCTGACACCACCTATTATGTCCGGCAAGACGGCAGCAATTCGAATAGCGGCCTTGCGAATAATTCCGGCGGCGCGTTTCAGACTCTCGCCTATGCAATGCTGTATATGTATAAGATCAACGCTAATAATTACGCGGTGCAGATCAAAGTCGCAGACGGGCATTGGACAGAGAAGACGGTTACTCAGACATACTTTTCCGGGGTTATCGCGCCGCCCGTTCGGCCGATCAATGCGTCCAAGTTCGAGATCGTCGGAAACGAAGCCACGCCAGACAATTGCTTCCTAGACGCCACGACCGCTGGCGCGGACGCCGGTCTCACTATCGCCGGCAATGTCATCGTGGACAGGTTCTCCGGGTTCAAGGTTTCTTCGGGGTATGCCGGGATAGAGATGCACCTTTATGCGTCTCTCAACGTGATCGAGAATATCAACTTCATTGATTGCCCGATTGTGCTAGTGGCGGATCACTACTGCTATATCGAGGCGTTCTATAATAATATCTATGTCGGAGGGACGATCAGTCGCTTTGCGTGGATCGACTTCTATTCGACCGTCTGGAACTTCTTCCCCACGGCTTTGCCGGGGCTGGTCATGACCGACAAATCACTCCTACTTCGCTTCTGGTCTCAGACGAATTTCTATCTCTACAGTCCCGAGAATTGCACGCCTGATCCGGCGTCAACGAAATACACCGTCCAGAAGTTCTCGTGGTTTAACAGCTATGGGCAAGGCGGGATCGGGACTAACGCCGGGTCGGCTGACGCGACTTGTCTCATCACGTAGTAGGAGCGACCGAAGATGCCACCGACCATACTCTCATCAAGAGCCGAGACGAAGATCGAGGTCGTCGCGCTATGGCAGGCGCGAGAAGTCATCAAGCGGCATGGCCTTTTTGCCGATGTGGAGACTTACGCCAACACGCATATAGACGATCTTCCGGCGCTCTACCAGTTGTGGAATTTCGGGAATAATGTCGTCCGCCACTCACCTATAATCGACACTATGAAGGTGCTTCTAAATCTAACAGATGCGGGGATCGACGCGATGTTCGATGAAGCATCGAGGCTGAGGCAATGAGGCCCGCGCACGAGTTCGCCGATTGCCGCAATCGCTCGCAAGCCGGCCAAGATGTCTTCGTGCTCTCGGCGCTCAAGTGGAAGCGCGAGGGCGTCTTCGTCGAGATCGGCGCGAGCGATCCCGTTCTTTCGAGCAACACCGCGCTACTCTCCGACGAGTTCGGATGGCGTGGACTCTCGGTCGAGATCGACGGCTCGCTCGCTCCGAAGTGGGCGAAGCGTCGACCGAAGGACATCTTCCTCGTCGATGACGCGACGACGAAAAACTGGCGCGGCTTGCTCGGCTTCACCGAGCGAGTCGATTATCTGTCGCTAGACATCGACCCTCCCGAGGCGACGCTAGCCGTTCTCGAAGCTCTCCCGCTCGATGTCGTCCGCTTCTCGGTTATAACTTACGAGCACGACGCATGGCGGGGCGACTTCCGCCCGCGCGAGCGCAGCCGAGAGATTCTCCGGTCGCACGGTTACAAGCTCGCCGTCCCGGATGTTAGGACTCATGTCTTCTGGCCGTATCAAGGGCCGGAACCTCAACCCTTCGAGGATTGGTGGATAGACCCCGAAGTGGTCGATCTCTGAAACGCAAGCGCCCTCCGGGGCGCTTTTTTTATGGGGTGAAGGCAATGAAGGACGCGCACATCATCGTCTTTATAGTCGTCGTGCTTTTGGTGGGCGCACTATCCGGCTGCGCGGCCGGGCGCTTAGTGCAAAGTGAGGGCGACGGCTATTCGAACGGCGGCAAAGCAAGACCGCCGGCGTGCGTTATACGGCGGGAAGGAAATGTCGAGGAATGGGGCGATTGCTGAGAGGCGACGACCATGTTCGATCTCATACCTTGCGACGAGCTTCCCTTCTTGATGCTGACGGTCGCGATCCTCGGTTCGGCTTATCTGATCTTCTGGTGGGCTAGGTTCGATCCGAGTCCGCTTCCCTCTTGGCGGTGGGGAGATACGCCTCGCCGCGAGCCGAAGGTGAGGCTCGATCTCGTCGCGCACATCATCGGCGGGTTCTTCGCGGCGCTCGCCGTCGACTACGCAATCAATCATCCGATATGCGGCTGATCGCGCGGCTCGTCTTCGTGGCGCTTGTTCACGGCGGCGCTTACGTGTGGGTCGCCTTAAACGGCGGGCTTTTCATGTCTGATCCCGAAGCACGTTTATTCAAGGTCGCGATCACTCTCTTAGCCGCGATGCTCGGCGGGGCCTTCCTTCTCGACTGGCTTCTCTAATGGCGCCGAGGATCGACCGAAAGCGAGCTTCGGCGATCATCGTCGAGAGTTGGATCGAAGGGTCGTCTCCGAACGAAATCCAGAAACACATGCGGACTCTCGGCTTGCTCGTCGAGATTTCCGCGATCCGCGCTTGCGTCCGCGAATACATCGGAGCGGTGGACGAAGCGAGATTTTATGGAAGGAAAGACCGCAATGAAGATGAGCGCAAACGGCCGCGCGCTACTGATCCAGCGTGAGGGATTTAAGCTCAAGGCTTATCAGGATTCGGTCGGGGTCTGGACGATTGGCGTCGGACATACCAGCATGGCCGGCCCGCCGCATGTCTCTCCCGGCTTGGCGATCTCGAAGGCCGAGGTCGATGCGATTCTCTCGCGCGATCTCGTCAAGTATGAGAACATCGTCACTCGCGCCATCCACGTTCCGTTGACGCAGGGCCAGTTCGATGCCCTCGTCTCGATATGCTTCAACGTCGAGTCTGCTCTGTCGTCGAGGTCGTCGATCGTTCGCGCGCTCAACTCCGGCAACTATCGCGCGGCCGGCGACGCCTTCCTTCTCTACAATCACCCGAGCGAGATCATCGGCCGTCGCAAGGGTGAGCGGAAGCAGTTCCTGTCCGCGACGAACGGATCGGCCGGGAAGCCGGTCCGCTATATGCCCGCGTCCGATCTCCACGAAGACGAGAAGGTCACGCCCGACTATCTGCGCGCGGCTGGCTCTCGGACGATCAAGGCTGCGGACTCGATCAAGAAGACCGCCGCGACGATCGGCGTCGGCGACATGCTCGCGACGGCTTCGCAGATCAAAGACTACGCCAATCAGGCGAACGACATCGCGACGGGCTTCCAGCACGGCGCGCCGGCTCGCGAGCTTCTCGATAACTATTGGCCGATCTTCCTCGGGGTCGGCGCGACGATGATCGTCGCGCTCCTTGCCTTCCTGATCTGGACTTACGCGCGCCAGATCGTGAAAGCCCGAGTCGATGACGCCGTTTTCACACCGGGAGAATGATATGCCCGCCTTCCTTCTCACCTTCGGTCAAATGTTCCTTAGCTTCGCGTCGTCGCGGGTCGGAAATATCGTTTTCGCTGCGTTGATCGCCTTCGTGTGGGGTCATCATCGCGCGGACGTTGCGTGTCGCGAGGAAGCGGCCGACGCACAAGTGAAACTTGAGCGCGCTTTCTGGGCAGAAGTCGATCGCCAGCGGAAGGTCGCGAAGGAGATCGAGGACCGGGCGCGCCAGCGCGAGGGCGAGAACGCGGTGGTCGCCCGCGCCATGCAAGCCAAGATCGACGAATACGCCAAGAAGGAGTCAAAAGATGTCTCGTCGGAACCGCCACTATCGCCTGTCTCGGGCGCCACGCCGCGCGCGCCTCGGTCTTGTGTTGTCGATGATGATTTTGCTCGCGTCGTGCGCTCACTCGATGCCGCCGGTCGTCGTCGGGGCGCACCTTCCCGATAGGCCGGCGACCCTCGGAAAGAAGGTCGATCTGCCGCCGGTCATCATCGGCGAGTCGACGAAGGTCTTCGCCTTGAAGAACCGCGCCGTCGCGATCGAAGCGAACAATCGGATCGAAGCCGGCGCGGCTTATGACGACGAGCTTCGAGCCGGCTACGGCGCCAAGGAATAAGCGCCGGGGCGATAGCGCCCCGGCTTCACCCGACACCGGCCGAAGGGGGAAAGACCGATGCCGACGACTCAATATCATTTAGGGGAACTACTCGGGAATCTTTTTGAGACGACCTCGGAGCGTCTACAGGCCGTAGCTGCGGCGTCGGCGATCACGCTTCCTTGGTGGCTTCCTGATCTTCATTCGATCTCGGCCGAAGCCGCTCTCATCGCGCCGATCCTCGGCTGCATTTGGTTCGTCGTGCAGATCGCTTTGCGGATTATCGAGTTCGAACGAAAAATGAAGAAGTAACCTTCCGCGATCGTATCGTCCGCAAGGGGGCCACATGAAGAAGCCAGCCAAAAACAAAGAGCAGGAATTTCTAGCGGCGGTCGAAAGGAACCGGAACCCTGATGGAACGATAAATCGGAGCGCAGTGGCGCGCGATCTCGGCGTCGTGCGCCAAGCCGTTCAACCCCGAATTAAATTGTTAGAAGTCGAGGAACGGGTGGCTCGGAACAGACGCTTCGAGGCCCCTGATCTCCCCCACCGAACCCGACAGCTCGACGAGCTGATCGCCGATCGTATCAAGGAAAGCGATCGGGTGATCTCGGCCGACGAGGCGCGCGACCTTATCCCGATCAAGGTCAACATCGCCGGCCCCTTCGGGCTTCTCGTCTTCGGCGATCCCCATGTCGACGATCCGGGTTGTGCCTTCGCCCTTCTCAAGAAGCACATCGAGCTTGCCGCGAGCCACGAACACATCTTGGCGGCGAACATCGGCGATCTCGCGAATAACTGGGTCGGCCGGCTGGCTCGGCTCTACTCGTCGCAATCGACGACCGACCGCGAGTCGTGGACTCTCGTCGAGTGGATGGTGAAGGCCGTGAACTGGCTTTTCATTATCGCCGGCAACCATGACCTATGGACCGGCGCGGGCGATCCCGTCGCATGGTTCGCGAAGCAGTCCGGTTCGATGTATGAGGAACACGGAGTCCGTCTCGAATTGCAGCACCCTTGCGGCGCTCGGACCCGAGTTCATGCCAGACACGACTTCCCCGGCCACAGCATTTGGAATTCTATGCACGGCCCGAAGCGCGAACTCGTCGCCGGGTTCCGCGACCATATCCTCGTCGCTGGCCACAAGCATATCGGCGGCGACGAAGGGACGGTCTCGCCGGATGGGATATGTGCGCAGCTTGTTCGCGTGAGCGGTTACAAGCTCGCCGACACTTACGCGCGCCAACTCGGCTTGAAGAAGATGCCGATCCACCCCGCCGCGCTCATAATTATCGACCCCCGCGAACCCGACAACTCGCGAGCGCGCGCATGGTGCGCGCCGACAGTGGATCTCGGGGTGAAGCTCTTGGACTCGATCCGCCGCGACTTTGACGCGGGACAGAAGCGGAAAGGTCGCGCCTGATGTTGATAGCGTTCTCAGGTCGGGCGGGCGCCGGTAAGACGACCGCCGCGTGGTTCTTCGAGCGCCACGGCTTTGTTCGGACCCGGTTCGCCGGCCCTCTCAAGGATATGATCCGCGCTCTCGGATTGAGCGAGCAAGAGATCGACGGCGATCTGAAAGAGAAGCCTTGCGCGCTTCTCGGTGGCGCGACGCCGCGCCACGCGATGCAAACGCTCGGAACCGAGTGGGGGCGCGAGCTAATCCATCCCGAGCTATGGGCCGTGATCTGGCAGGACCGCGCGCGCCGGCTGCTCGATATGGGGAGGTCTGTCGTCGTGGACGATTGCCGCTTCCCGAACGAAGTCGTCGCGATCAAGGCCCTCGGGGGGAAGATCGTCCGAATCCACACCACGGACCCCGCCAGCCCCGGCGCGGCACATTGTAGCGAGACGCAGAACCTCCCCTTCGACGCAACGGTTCTCAACGAAGGGACCGATCTCGAAGTCTTCGAGTCGAGGCTTCGGGGATTGATCGACCAGCTATGGGGATGACGATGGCCGAGGAAGAAGACGACTTCGACCCCGATCTCGATGGCGCCGGCGGTCCCGAAGACCACATCGCCGCGAGGGCGATCGCTCACACAAAGGAACTCGAAGCCGCAGCGAAATTAAAAGAGGCTGGCCACGAAGACCTTTACAAGGAAGCCGTCCTAATGGCCGAGGCGCTTCGGCACTCGTTCCGAACGCGGAAGATCGGTCAACTCGAAACGATCAAGGGCGACAAACAGGAGACGAGCTAATGCTTCAAATCATCGTGCTTGTCTGCGCGATCGGAACCGCGAAGTGCGATCAATCGACCGCGCGGGCCTATCACGTTTACCGGGCGCCACCCGGCTTCGCTACTTGCGGCTGGCAGTCGATATTCGTTCACGACGAGGCGCTCGCGCCCGCCGCCGACGAGGAACAACACGCGCGCTGCGCATGGAGGCCGCAATGATGAACTTCCTAGCGCCGCTGCTGGCGTGGTTCGTCAAGCCGAACTGGACGATTTACCGAGATTCGCCATACGGCTCGGACCCTCAACAGGTCGGCGACTTCTATATGCTCAACGGGGGCGTGAGGCCCGCCGTGATCTTTATCCACGGCGGCGGCTGGTCGGCCGGCGACAAAAGCGTCTATGAGGGCCGGGCGCGCAGATACGCGCTCGCCGGGTTCCATGTGATCGCGATCAACTATCGCCTCGCCAAGTTCGAAGACAAGTCGACGCAATGGCCGGCGCAACTCAATGACGTTCGGCTCGCTCTCAAATGGGTGCGAGATAGAGCGGGCGCCCTTCGGGTCGATCCGGGTCGGATATGCGTCGCCGGGGATAGCGCGGGCGGTCACTTGTCGCTGATGCTCGGCCTAACGGATAAGCCCGTCTGCATCCTCAATATGTTCGGGCCGTGCGACCTTCGCCCGATGTCGGACTTGCTCTGCAAGCTCCCCGTCTTCGGCGGTGGGCCGGCGACAGAGGACGCTTGCCCGATTGAGCGGATCGGCCCCGACTTCCCGCCGACGCTGACAATCCACGGCACGCGGGATTCGACCGTCGCTTATGAGCAGGCGCTAACGCTCGATCGCAAGCTCGAAGCACTCGGCGTCGACCATTCGTTGATCTCCTATGACGGGGGCCACGAATTTACGGATTTGCCTTGGTGGAAAGAGGCGTGGCTCGAAGCGCGCGGTCTTTGGTGGATTATGCGGAGGATCAAATGAACTGGCTCAAGACGATTTGGACGGCCTTCCTCGCCCTGCTCGGGATAAAGGCCCGCAGAGTGTGGACGGCCTTGAACGATGTGCCGATCTACTATGACGATCAAGGGCGGGCCTTCTTCGTCTTCCCGACGACGAAGCCGGGCGCGAACTATCTCCTGACCCCGGCCGGCGGCCCGATCAAAGGGAAGTCGATCACGATCCGCTACACGATCGATGTGACGGGCGCGCCCGTCTTCGATTATCGGACGCACGATGACAATCAAGTCGAGCCGGGCTTTCCGGGGATCGCGCGCTTGATGATCCAGCGCAAGGGCGACGACTGGTCAGCCGCTGGCGAAATGCAGTTTTACCGATTCTGGTCGGTCGAGGGTTGCAAGGAACTCGCCCCCGGAACCTTCGAGATCACGGCGACGCTCGATCCTTATCTCTGGACCTCGGTTTATGGGGTGAGGGGATCGGACGCGCCGGCCGAATTCGCGGCGGCATTGGCGGAAGCCGAGTCGATCGTCCTGACCTTTGGCGGCGGCTACTTTTACGGCCACGGCGTTTACGTTCACGACGGCGCCGCCCGGTTCACGATCGAGTCGATTTCCTACTGATCGAGATGCGAACGGCGCCAATATAAGCGCCGACGCTCAACTGGCCCCCGCTTCCGGCTTCGGCCGGGGCGGGGGCCTTTTTTGCGTTCTAGCCCCTCCACCAACTCGGCAAGATGCTTGTGGACCCCCTCGGTTTCTCGACCGGGATCGCCCTGACGACGCTTTCCTTGCGCTGGCGCTCGGCCCATTCCTCGTGCTTCTTGTTCCACTCGGCGACCTTTTTGGCGAACTCGGTCGGCCCGATCCCGGCGAGGATCATCGTCTGGAGCGCCGCTTCGACTTCGAGGGGTGTTCCCTGATAGCCGGAGGATATTCGCGGGCCGACAAAGACCCAATGCCGGCGAAGGTCGTCGCGGGCGTCTTTCAACTGCTCAACCGTCCACTTCATAGTTCCGTCTCCTTCCACCAATCCCCCGCCCACTTGTCGCCCGTTTGGCGAATGTGGGTGTAGCGTTTCAAAGATTTCCAATCGCGATGTCCCGAGACCGTTGCAACGTGCGGGATGTTCCAGCCGAGTTCGAATAGCCGGCTGATCCCTTCGTGGCGCAAGTCGTGGAAGTGGAGGTCTTCGATCCCGAGGATCGCGCAAGCGCGTGCCCACGCCGAGCTAATCGAGCCGGCGGTGTAGGGGAAGATTTCCTTCTCGACGCGCGGCATCGAATTGATGATCTCGACCGCTTCCGGCGGGAGGTCGACGCGGACATCGTTCCCGGCCTTGTCTCCGGGGTTCTTCATGTCTCGGACGATAACCCGATCGAGATCGAGGTCGGCCCATTCGATCCGTGTTATTTCCTCCTGCCGCCGGGTCGAATAGAGGGCGAAGGGGATAATCCTGTGCATCGGGATCGTCGATGGCCGGCGCCGGGTCCGGTCCCGGAAGAACGCCATCAGGCGCTCGACTTCCTCGACGGTCGGCCGGCGTTCCCTCTCCCTGCCCTTGGCGGTCAGCCCGAGGCGCTTCGTCACCTTGGCGGCGTCTTGCATAGCGGACGGGTCGAGAGGTAGCCCCCACGCCGCCCTAGCCAGCGAGAAGACGGCCCCGAGGTGCGATAGATAGTTCGCGACCGTTGCAGGCGATCGGCCCTTGCTCATGGATTGCGCGAAGGCGACGAGATCGGGGCTTCCTATCTCGCCGCAGGGGAGAGCGGCGATCGGGTGACGCTTGATCGCTTCGAGGCATTGCGCCTTAGTCTTCCCCATCGCCTTCCGGGAGTCGGCGATATATCGGTCGATTGCGTCGGCCAGCGTCGCGCCCCTAACGGCGCGCCGGGCGATCTCGATCCCGGTCTTCTCGATCTCGGCGTTCCGCTTCTCGATCCAGACGGCGGCGGCTTGCTTCCGATCGAAGGTCTTCGTCTCCCGGAAGGCGAGCTTCCCGCCTTCTCGAATTAGAACATCGGCCCGATAAGCCGTTGTGCCATCTTTGCGCTTCCGCGCTATGATTCTTCCGCCCATCGGCCCATCCTTTGTTGCGCCACGGCGGGGCGGAACTTGCGCCAATGGAGCAGTATTGGCAAGGAATAGCCACCAAAGACCCGGAAAGGCCGGGAATTCGACAAGGGATGGAGAGGCGCAAGTGGTTGGCATCGAAGGAAAAACCTTACAGGCCAGTGACATACGTTTCTGCGTCGCCCCTATGATGGAGGGGAAGGACAAAAACGAGCAGCCCCAGATAATTCAATCGCTTGAAAAACAGCGCCGGGGCTATGGCGCAAGGAATGGCGCAAGCGATCACCCTGTTATTTGGTTGAGTTCCTTCCGAGCAGCTTCGCGCCGCGCGTCGATCCATTCCGCAAGATCGTCAACGTGGACTCCCTTCGCGCTCTTTTGAGACCCACCATCCATGCGAACAAGCGGCAGCTTTATTTCGCCGTGAACGATCTTCCTCGCGAGCTTGTCGGTGGTCATGCTGAAATAGTCGCGCGCTACATCGTCGAGCGGGATAATCGCCCGCGCGCCGTATTGAGCCATGAGAAGAAAGCGCGTGTTCATCAATCTTCCTCCGACCAATGCTTGTGCCGTCCCGAGTTCCCGGTTCGGTTTCCGAACAAGATGCGCGCGCCGTCGCAAAGCCAGCACCAGACGCACCAAAGGCCGATGAGCGCGAGTAAGTCCTTCCCGGTCATTTGCCGATCTCCCCCTCGATCTTCTCGAAGCGGCCATCGTGGAATTCGTCAACGCTGCGAACCCACAAGCGCCGGTCTTCCTTGCCGCGATAGACGACCATCGGTTCGTTATCCCGAAGGTGTCGGGTCACTTGCAGGACCGCATGACTGAGGACCGTATAAGTCGATCCGCGCTTCTTGTGGCGATAGGTCTCGCCCGTCCATCCGAGCGTGAGAGCGCGCGCTTCCCACTCGTCGCGCTCGTCTTCGAGAGCCTTTGTGCGTTGCTGCTCGGCGGCGAGTTCGGCGCGGAGGGCGTCGCGCTCGGTCTCATGTTGGAATCGCGCCTTGTCAGCCACATCGTCTTTCGCTTTGCAAGCCCACTTGAGACGGTCGCTTTCTGCTTTAGAGGCGGCGAGTTCGGCGCGGAGTGTATTGACAATCTTCTCCAGCTTTCCCCGCTCAGTCTCGCCCCACTCACGGGCGGCTTTTTCGGCGGCGAGTTCGGCGCGGAGAGCGTCGCGCTCGGCCCGCGCGTCCTCTGCCTCGCTTTGCGCGCGGCCACAGGCGCGAACTTCCCTAATCCTGATCCTGTCCGCCGTCTCCCGGCGCTCCTTCTCGGCGGCGAGTTCGGAGGTCAGGCGCTCGATTCGGGCGCGAGCATCTATTTCCCATTCACTCATTGTCGACTCCCTTGAGCGCGGCGAGTTCGCGCTCTGCCTTCCTCGCCCTTTCCAGATAGCGATTATTCGCTTCGAGCAATTCGTTCACGCGGCGCTCTTGATGATCGACAAGCATCGCGACCCCTCCCCCGGCGCGCGCCATATCCTTCTTGAGCGCGGCGAGTTCCTTCTTTGCTTCGTCGCGCTCATGCTCGGCGCGATAGGCGCGCGCCATAAAATCAGCGGACCCCTCGGTCCATAGCGCGAGTCGCTTCTCGGCTTCCTCGGCCCGGCGAAGATGCCGCGAAGCTGCTTCGTTCATCAGCTTCGCGTTATCGACAGCCGCGTCGCGCTCGGCCTTTATGGTCTCGACGACCACTTCGACCATCTCGATCTTCTTCCCGGCTTCATCGTCGATGCGACGCCATTCCTCGACTTCGGCGCGGAGGGTGTCGCGCTCGGCTTCGGCCTTCTGGCGCGCTATGCCTAAATTCCTAATGTCGCGTATGTCAGCCTCACGCGCCTCGAATTGTATTCTGGCTTCTTCCCTCTCGGCGGCGAGTTCGGCGCAGGCTTTGTCTGCGCGTTCTTTCTCTATTTGCCAGTGGCATTGAAACTCGGCGTGCTGGCTGCGTTCATAATCCGCGTCGCTCTTGGCGGCGGCGAGTTCGGCGCGGGCCTCATGAAGGATTGCTTCAATAGACGCAAAGTCACCCTGCGCCTTGGCGAGTTCGGCGCTGGCCTTGATCGCCTCGTCTTTCATCGCCTCGTATTGCGACTGCCAGTTTTTATTGCCGATCCGAAGGGCGCCGATTTCACTCGCCGCCTTCCGAAGCAACCACCCGAGAGTAACGCGCGCTTCGTGAACGCGCTGGTGTTCCGCGCCGCTCTCGGTCACGAGTTCAAGAAGGACATCGACCTCAGGCATCGTAAGTCTCCTTATAAGACGCGATGACGATCTTCTCGCCGCGAAGCTGCGGGGGAAGCCAGCCGTGAACGGCGGCGGCGGTAGCAGAGAACAGGGCGAGGTCGCCCTTCTTCGAGGGCCGGGGCTTCTTGTCGACCCCCATCTCGTCGAGCGCCGCGTGGCAGAGATCGGCCTTCACCGCCTTGAAGTAATGCGTGGCGTCGAAGACCTCGCGGGAAGCTCTTTCGAGTTCGGCGGGATCGAGCGCGCGCAGGAGCGCGGCTCGCACGTCCTTCGTGCAGAACCCGGTCCGAAGGTCGAGGCTCTGAGCGATCAATTCCGCAAGCCGCTCGCCGGCCTCGACCGGACCCTCGGGGGATTGAGCGAGGATCGTCTCGAAGCGATCGGTCGGCCCCTCGCCGAGTCCCGGCGCTCCGTTCGATCTGATCTTCGCCGGGGTGTCGCCGTAGGACTCAAGGGTGGCGATCAAGACGCTGACGGCGAGAGCCGGGTCTTTCCGCAGGGTGAGATACGCCGCCTTCGTCAACTGCTCGGACAGGGCAAGCTCAAGAGCCGCGCTGATCTTCTCGGAAGGCGCTGCGCTACTATCCTCCATCCCTTCTTCTTCCGGCTCTCCAGCGGCCGGTTTGCCGGCCGTGGCGGAGGCTTTCGCGGTCTTCGGGTCGAGGACGCCGCGCTCGATGACGATCTTCCCATCCCAGTCAACCGAGACGAAGCACCCCGACTTCGCCCTCTCGGCCGGCTTCCAGCGCCGGGCGTCGATCGCAGCCTCGATTTCCTGCTTCCTCTCGACGAGCGCCTCGATCTCGGCATCGTCCTCGGCGCCGAACGGGTCTTCGCTGTCCTCCGGGGAGAGGACGGCGATCCGTTCCTCGATCTTCTTGTGTTCCGCTCGCTCGGACGGCGACGGGTTCCGCTTCCCGGTCTGAGGAAGCCGAGGCCAGTTCCACGGGGATTGCACCGAGTCCTTCGTAACAGCGAATGACCAGCCGTCCGCGATCAGGTCGGCGCAAGTCTTTTCGAGCTTCTCGGCGAGAAGACGCTTCGCGAGATCGGGATCAGAGAGAACATTCTCGTCTCCGAATAGGTCTTCGATGATCGACCCGCCGGCCGCGAGATAGGCTTCGAGGCCGATCGCCTCGAAAGCCCGGTTCGCGTCGTGATCGAAGCCGAGCGCCGCCTTTACATCGTGAGGATAGACGCCGCCCTTCTTGGCGAGCTTGTCGAAGACTTCTTTCTGAACTTCTTGGTTCGGGGCGATCGTAAAGGCTTTCGCCGTCTCGTCGCTGATCTGTAGGTTCCGCCACGCCTCGCGAATATCCGGGTGGAGCTTTCCGAGGGCGAGTGCCGCCTTCACCTCTTTCTCGGTCTTGCCGAACCTTTCCGCTATGTCCCTCGGCGCGAGGCTTGATGTCAAAGCCGCATAAGCCTCGAATTCGTCGATCGGGTGAAGGCCCTCGCGCTGAACGTTGGCGACGAGCGAAAGCTCGCGGGCTTCGTCGTCTGTAGCGTCCGCGTAGACGATCGCCTTTGTAACGTCGATGGGGAGTTCTACTCCCTCTTTCTCATGGAGGAAGCGGATCGCGGCGAGGCGTCGATTGCCGTCGATCACTTCTGCTTTCCCGTCTTCCCGGAGCCGAACAATGATCGGCTGCAAGAGGCCGTGCGCTTTGATCGAAGCCGCGAGCGACTCGATCCCGATGTCGCGATCGGTCTTGCGGCAGTTGATGTCCTCCCGCGTCAAGAGGTCTGTTAGATTAAGCGTCGTCATTCCTTTTTCCTTTTCTAGGTTCGAAAGTGTCGGGTCACTTGAGAAACGCGAACTAACGCCGCAAGCGCAGGAACGTCCGAGTCATTCGGCCGCACCACACAAGGGAACCAATTCGCGCCGAGGACCGGCGCCAATGCACTCGCCGTCAAGCCCCGACTGCCGGTGTTACGATGCCACTTCCCGGCTTGGCGGTTCGATCAATGAGCGGCTCGGATGACGATCTCGATCCCGAGCAATTTCGTCGCGGTGAAGACGACTAGAACCCATCCGAGGCCCTCGCCGACTCCCAAGTAAAAACTCTGTTTCATCTCGGTCTCCTTTAAGTCTCGAAGCGCGCTTCTTGCGGGCCTCGCTCTTGGTCTTGATATTTCCCGGTGTAGGGTTGATCGGTCGGCTCATAGAGCAAATGGAAAACGATCTGCGCGATCGGCGAGCCGTCCGCGATCGTCAACGTCTCGGGGCCGTGGTTCGTCAATTCGAGGGTGAGGAATCCCTTCCATCCCGGCTCGATGATCGTGTTCTGAACCGCGAGACCTTGGCGCGCCCATGAACTCTTGTCGGCGACTTGGGCGAGCAAGAAGTCGGGCATCTTGAATTCCTCTAGCGTCGAGGCGAGCCGGAACTCGCCGCTGCGCAAGACGCGACCCTTGTCGATCCTCACATCGTAACCTGCCGAGGAAAGCCCGAACGACATGCCGAAGGCTTTCCCACGCTCGACGAACGGCTTGATGAGGCGGTGGTTGATACAATGATCGCGGATATGTTGAGCCGGCAGGATCATCTGCTTATTCCTCCATGACCGTGGGAACGTCGCGCCATTCGAAGGTGTTCGAAACCAAGCAGCCGTGCTTGTAAATCTTGACATTGAAGCGGTGCTGCAGCCGCTTATCGATACGAACGTCGAATGGGTTCGGTCCGAAGACGCGAGAGGCAAGCCATCGGATTTCGTCGACTTCCTTCTCGACTCGCATGGTGCTCGTAGCGGGATCGAAATCTGTTGTCTTCATTTGATGTCCTCGAAGATTGGACGGGGCGGGAGGGACTGCTTCTGAATCCGCGTCGGCTTCGCGCTCGTCTCGAAGCCGCGCGACTGTATCTTCGTCTTCGACTCGACGAGGCCGTGCGCCTTCTTCGCCATGCGATCGGCCTTCGCTTGCCGCTTGCGTTCGGCGGCGGTCTTTAGTTCGTGGGGGAGCCTCAAGACGGTGGCGAGGTTCGACTCTCGGTTCTCGCCCCCTTCTTCGAGCGGCTTGATGTGCTCCAAGTCGAAGGTCTGCCCGTCCGCGATCAAGATGCCGGTCAGGTAGCACTTCGACCCACCGCGTCGCAGGATGCGAAGGCGAACGGTCGGCGGCGGCTTTGAGTCGGGGTTCTTCCCGATCCATTCCTTGACGGCGCGCCCATGCGCTTTCTCGATCTTTGGTGCCTTCGTCATTCTCTGTTCGCGTCTATGGGTTGTCGGGTCGTTGCGTTGCGATGCGGCGCGGCGCGGTGCGCAGCGGAGCGCGGGGTTGCGCGGCGGTGGAACCTATTTCCCAATCCTGCGGAAATCCTCGCGCGGATCGGGGTTGACCGTCTCGACATTCGCCACCAGACCCTTGTTGCTCTTGGGGCGAGGGTGGGAGGTCGATTCAAGAAGGCGGTAACGGGAAAGCTGCTCGGTGGCGGCGATCATGTCGTCGCGCGTCAGGTTTTGCGAAATGGCGATCTCTTGGACGCGCGCCTCGCGCCGGCTGATCCGACGAATTTTCTTGAACCCCTTCGGGGCGCGCTCAACCATGCTCCTGCCGTCGAGTCGCATGAAGCCGAAGCCGCGAACCCCGTCGATCACAACTCCGAAATCGCGCTCGGCGGCTTTCTTCGCGGATTGATAAGCAGGAAGATTGCTCGTCACTTTGAAGCCGACCGTATCGGAAGCGGCCTCGAAGCTCATGTTCGACATGACCGGCATCTGCCGGAACAAGTTCACAAGGGCCTCGGTTTCCTTGCTCTGATTGAAAATCGGTTTCATTGCTTTCTCCGTTGTCAGGTTCGTTGCGTTGCGTTGCGGTTCAGATCACGGCGCTGCGAAGCGTTGCGTGGCGGAGCGGGGCGCGGCGTTGATTTGGTGGTTCCCCACCGGGAAGCCGACCGTGATCGGCTCTCCGTTGGGGTGGGGAAGCCCGAAGGCTCCCCCCGTTGCGTTGCGTTGCGGTGCGAAGCGCCGCATAGCGCAGCGTCGCGGAGCGGTGCCGCGCGTCGTCATCCGTTCCCCCAAGTGAACTTGGTGGGGCGGAATCTCCCATTTCCGGCCGGGCTTTTCGTGATCGGGCGACCGCGCCCGACCCCGGCCAGCAGACCGGCTTGCTCGAAGAACCTCTCGAAGATTTCCTCGGGCAGCGTGTCGTTAAAAATCCGCATTTCGAGTTCGCCGCGCCAAGTCGGAACAATCGGGAAGAACCGAGTGACGCGGGAACCCGGCCCGCGCTTTCCGTTCGCGTGGGCGTAAATCTCGATAGCCTTCACCTCGTTGATATGGACGCCGAGGCTAACGTCGCTCATGGCGACGACGCCCGTCGCAAATTGGCCGGCCCAAGTCTGATTTCCCTTGCCCTTAATCTTCTCGTTCAAGAGAGATGCAGTTTCATCAAGCGCACATTTGAAGGCAACGCCGGGAATGAAGACGATTCCATTATCGTCAACGTGCGCCTTCTCTCTCCATCGGCGCTTCTCGTGGGCGTCTTCGTCCTCACCCTTTTGAAGCGCCTTAACGAAGTGCTTTGATGCGGAATAGGGGGTCATTCCTTCGATCTGGATGGTCACGGTTCTCATTTTCGTTTCCTTCTTGCGTTGAGGTTCGTTGCGTTGTGCGGCGAAGCGCGGCGTAGCGGGGTGTCGCGTGGCGAGGGGTTCTTATTCGACTTGCGCCGAAACCTTGGGGTGCTGCGACAGGAATCTCTCAAGGCGACCCCGCATATGGGCGGCTTCGTTGTGGGTGATCTTCCCGTCTTCCTTCCCTTCGAGATTAAACCGTGGCGCGCCCTCGATCGACGCCGGCTCGCAGTAGCGCGCGCCGTGCGTATAATCGAGAAGCGCGACTCCGATCTCATAGGAACCGAGTTCCGGGATCGCGTGGGCGATGTCCTGCCCGATCCCGATCTTGAGCGGCTTCTTCATCTCCCCGGAGGGAACGAAGCAAGCCGGGAAGCGATCGACGAGGATCGCGCGAACGCGCGCGACCATCGCCTTGTTCGTCTTCGTCTTGAAGCTGTTGTGGGCTTGCTGCATCACTTCCCCCCGTTTACGGAGTCATAGCCGGAGAGCCAGCGGGCGGTTTGGTCTTCGTGCTTGCGGACTGGCAGCGGCACGTTCTTCCTCGAAGAACCTTGTCGCGCGGCCGTCGCGCCGTCCTCGAAGATAGGATCGGCCCCCGCCGGGTCCGCTACGCCCTTTGAGGCGTCGGCGGGGGCCTCGGACTGCGACGACCCGCCAGCCGCGTCCTTCTCTTGCGCCGGCTCGTCGGCCAGCGCGTTCTTAACGACCGTGTGAGCCGCACCACTCGTCGGCTTGCCCGAGAAGATTTCCTCGACGGTCGCCTCGCCATTCTTGATAGCCGAGAACATGCCGCGCAGGATCGGGATGTGGTCGAGGTTTATGTCGTCGTTACCGGCGACGCCGAGCGCGGCGAAGACTTGCTCGGGCTTAATGCCGAAGGCGGCAAACGCCGTGACCGCCTTCTCCCGGCGAACCGTGAGCGTCTGAACGTCTCCCGCGACGACCTTCCGCGCGGCTTCGTATGCTTGACGCCATACCGGCTTCGGGACACAGCCGAGGATCACGTTGCGCTTTGCGATAGCCATCGCAGCGTTGCCCGTCACGATCCTCATGTCTTCGTTATAGAGCTTCCCATATTTGTCCGAGATACGGCGTGAGACTTGAACCGTCTGGCCGGAACCCGTTTCGAGATCGAGGAAGGAAGCCTCGGCGACGATCATCTTGTCCTCGATCCTCGTCTCGACGATCCGGGTCGACACGCGGCAATTCCCCCAACATTGGTGGATGATCTCGGCGAGCCGGATCGAGGGGCCGAGGATCGGCTTCCCGCCGCGCGGAAGCGCGAAGGAACACTCGGCGGCGGTTTCTTCGTCCATCGTCGCGAGGGTCAGGATCGCTCCGGTCGCGCGCTGTATCGAACGCGGATAACGCCGGGCGGTCTCGACTTGAATGTCGATCTCGGCTCGCGCGAGTCCGATCGCGAGCGGGAGAGAGTTCGGCGCGATCTGCTCGATCACCTCGCCGTCGTGCGTTACGATCTCATTCATTCGTTCGGTTCCTTTACTTGCGGAAAGCCCACGCGGGGATGTCGTTAATATCGAGTTCTTCGAGCGGGAGCGCCTCAACCCACGGCGTGTCGAGGCCGAACTTCTCGGAGAAGGCGAGCCAGTTCGCTTCGCCTTGTTCGATCACGGCGCGGCCGTGGTCGAAGATGCCGTTCTCGGGCGAGATTTGCGTCGCCCATGACAGGGGCGCGCTCTGTTTCTGAACGAAGACGAAGACGAAGGCGGCGGCGTCCTTTGCGGCAGCAGCGCGCAAGCGATCGACGGTCGTCGTGTCGCCATCTGGAAGACCGAAGACTTTCCCGGCTTCGACAAGCGCCGCCATCTGCCTCCAGCCGTCCATGTAATAGGCGGCTTGCACGAAATACTTGTAAGTGCCGATATGACGCCGGCAGAGTTCTACGAAGTCGATCCCGTCGCGGTTCGTTATCGACTTGAGATCGACGCCAGCGATCGGCTTCAAGGCGTCAAAGCGGACCTTCTTCCGAATTCCGTTTTTCGGGTCGATCCAAAAGATCGAGACCTCTGTCCCGATAGTATTGTGGAAGGCGTCGCCATGTTCGGGATTCGATCGAACAAGCGAGCCGGCCTTCATGATTCGTTTATAGAACCGCCAGCGGATCGGAGTCTTTCCGGCTTCCTCGATCGCCTTCCGCTCGGCCTTCCCTTCCTTGATATTTCCGGGGAGCATTGCGGGCGCATATAGCTTCTCGAAAAGTTCGCGCCCTTCGAGGATATTCTTGTGCATCGCCGTCCCGACGATCTTCGCTTCTTCCTTCTCACCTTCCTCGTCGTCGGGATCAGGGTTGAAGCGCGACTCCCACCACCAGTTCGGAGGGCAGACGGCGAGCTTACGAATATCACTCGACCCGAGCGCCGGGTCGATGTGATAGCGATCTTCGGGCAGTCCGAAGTAAATTCCCGGCGCGAGCGGATTGGGCAGCTTTCTTTCTTCCTCGCTCAAGAGCGCCTCCTGTGTCTATGGACGCGCCGGGTCGGCTCGTCTCCGTGTTCGGTGTCTTCTTCCGATTCCGGGATCGGCCAATTCCAAGAGCGATCCGGTTCGGCCTTCGGCATTTCGAGCGAGCCGTTTACGAACGTCGACCGATCCGGCTCGCAAGCCGTCTCGACTTTCGTGCTTCCCGCCGCGAGAAGAATCCCTCCCGCGACAATGGCGCTAACCCCGATTATGATTCCGAGTTCGATCAACCCGCGCTTGTGGATTGCGAGAAAGTCGCGCGCGATCTCGGCGCGCGAGGGGAGGTCGGGAAACTCCATCACGCCGGTTCCTCCTGCATGATTGCGTTCCACGCCTCGACGCCGCGCTTGACGCGATCGGCTTGCTCGGGGCCGACCCACACCGAAACGTGGGAGACCTGTCCGGGATCGAGGGAGTCGTTCAAATAGACTCCGACCGATCCCCCTTCCTTTTCGATCGTCTTGAGCTTCGGAAGCCCGTCGAGCGCGAAGCAGAAGGAACCGTGGATAACCATTATAGCCACCCCACGACGATGCCGATCGGCGGGAAGATTATCCCGACGAGGCGGAAAAGAATCTGCGCGGTGAATGGGCCTCCCATTGCGTTGTAGAGCGAAATGATGTTCAAGGCGTAGCCAGAACCGGCGAGGAAGAACATCGCGAAGGTTCCGAAGACGACAGCGGCGTCTTTAATCTTGCGCATCGCGATCCCCTTAGTTCGCGAGAGAGAGGGCGAGGCGGATTCCCTCGACGACAAGGACGCAGAAGAAGAACGTCGCCCACGAAAGGTTCTTCTCGGCGCGCTTCTTCTCGGCGCGCGCTTCGGCGAGCGTCTCGATCGTCCTCTTGAGATAATACTCGGAGCTTCGCGCGTAGATTCCGGCGGCGCGGCACCATCCGGTTATCTCGCGATCCTTTTTCGCGATCAAAGCGGCGCGCTCGTCGTTATCGATGTCGCGCCCATTGTTATTGGCGCCGGAAACAATCGCGAGCGCCTTCTCGATCCAATTCTTCGTCATTGTCAGCCCTTAACTTGTGGGAGGATTAGAGGTCGCGCGGGGCCGGGACAGGAGGAAACCGGCCCCGCGCTTTTCGCCGCTGGGAGTCGGCGAATTAGGAAGGATCAGGCTCGCAATAGATCGGGCGGGGGTTCCCGCCCTGATCGAGATGCTTTGCGGAAGGAAGGACACCGCAACGTGCGCACTTACGGCGCCCGAGCTTGTCCCGTTTAATCTTCGCTTTTCCGCACTTCACGCACGAAGCCATGATCGAATCTCCAAAGCCCGTTAAGAGGTCGAGACGCCGGCCTTTCCAACTCCCCTAGTCTCGACCCCTTCCCGGCTCGTCAGAGATCCATCTCTGACGACATCCGAACGCGAATGCGTTCGGATGCGCTTGAACCCGTGGGAGTCCTGAAGGCTTAGGACGGGTCCAATGCAAGGGGGTTGAACTAGAGTGGATCGAGGGCCGGCTCGATCGCCGGCTTCGACGATGCGGGAGCTTCGAGCTTGACGAGCTGCAATCCGTCGAGCATCGCTTCGTGGTGCTCGAAGATCGCGTCGCGCATTGCCTTCTTCTTCTTCCGAATCTCGGCGGCTTTGATCGTCTCGATGGCCTCGCGCTCCATTTCGAGCAGGGCCTCGAAGTCGTGGCGCTCGACCTTGCCGATGATCCAAGCCATCTGCGTAGACGAGTCGAGATCAACGTCCTCGACAATCGCGGCGACTTTGACGACCGTCATCTTGTGGCGCGTATCGGTCGGAACGATCACGAAGTCGTCGGGCTTGATCGTCTTGTCCATCGTCTTGAAGATCGTTCGCGTCGCGCGATCTCCTTCCTCGTAAGTGCAAGCGACGGCTCGCACGTCGTCGTTAATCAAGAACACAGCGGTCGAATAGTTCATCTTTCGTCTCCGAAGGTTTGGAGGTTAGAGGGATTCAGCGGGTGAAGATCGAAGCCGTCTCGACGCAATCGAGGATCGCGTTCGTGACGCCGTAGGAATCGCGCTCGGCTTTGGCGATCGAGATCACCTCGTCGAGATAGTCGGCAACGGCGGAGCCTCGGAAGCCGGCGGCGACGAGCGCAACAGCAACGGCCGAGGGATCGGAGAGGTCGACGCCGGAGGGAATCTTCGACGCCATATAGTGGGCGGTGGTGTCCATCAGATCGTCCTCAGAAGTTCGTTGTAGAGATAGGCGGCGAGAAGCCCGGCGAAGACGCCGGCAATAGCGGCCATTGCGCAGTCGGCGATAAATTCAGCGTCCATTGAAAAACCCCTTCCTTGGTCTCGGGGGAGCGCCCGGCGCGCTCGGCGCCGGGCAGTCCAATCAAGCCACCTTGTCGAGGATTTTCCGCGCGGCCATTTCCTGCGCGACGCGATCGTCGTTATTCGGAATGTCCCGCGCGTTCGCGGTAAGAGCCTGAGCGAAATCCCAAGCCGAGCGAACCGGAACGCCTTCCTCGCGCTCGCCTTGCTCAAGGATTTCGAGGGCCTTCTTCTTCGAGAAGTCGCGGCTCTGGAGGAAGGCGAGGGCCTCGTCTTCGTCCTTCGCGACTTGAGCCTCTTTCGCCGCGCGAACGCCGTCGAGCAGCTTCTTTTCCGAACCGTTGGCGAAGGAAGCGAGCGCCGGGCGGGCTTGCTCAAGGAAGCGCGCGGGGGCGTATTTCGAGTGAACCATCCTGATTTCCTCGAAGCCTTCGACGCCCCACATGATGCGGTTGCAGCAAATTCCGCGAAGATAGAAACAGGCGATCTTGAGGGCGCCCGAGCCGACTTCCGAGTTCGTAACGTAGAAGCCCCGGAAGACGAGATCGGGAGAACCGTCCGGGAGCTTGCCGATCTCGATCGGGTTGCGATCGTCGACAAGGAAGACGAACACGTCGCGATCCGAAGCGAACAAGGTCGTCGTGTCGAGCGTGACGGGCGCCTCGGGATCGTAGTGGTGGGTGCGCCAATCGAGGACGCCGGGAACCTTCCAACGCTCGTCTCCGGTCCCGTTGCCCGCGATGATCTGGATCGCTTCGACGACTTCGGCGTCGAAGATTCGGCCGTAGTCGACTCCCGTAACCGCGCGAAGCTCGTCTCCGGCCGAGTAGCTCTTGATTGTCTCGCCGGTCCGATTGTAGCGGAGCGAATAGGTCAGGTCGTCGGCGACGTTTTGGCTCGGGAGAGTCCGAAGCCAGCCGGCCGGGGCCTTCCCGAGCGAGCAGAGTTGATTGAACGACCAGTGGGTCGCGCCGAGTTCGGTCCCGTCCGGGAGGCCGACCGAAAGAAGGTTCGTATCGGCCTTCGTCTTCGGGACCGGCGCGAGAATCTCGATCTTGCGAGTATCGAGGACGGTCTCCCGCGAAGAGTCGCGGCGAGCCTTAACCGAGTCGAACAGGTCGGAGAGGGAAAGGAACTTCTCGTCGGGCGAGCGGCGCGACCACTCGCGAGCAAGTTCCATCCGGGTGTCGCCCTTTTGAAAATTGCCAACTTTGAAGGGGGCGACCTTGGCGGTCGAGGTATTGATCGGGGAAAGCGCGTTCATCGGTAAGTCCTCCGTCGTGATTGACGAGGGAAGACTAGATCGACGGCTTACCGTTTGGCAAGCCCCCAAATCGAAAAAAAGTGCCTATTGGTAATTTTTCTTGACTCGCGGCAAGCCGGACCCCTACAACCCCGGAACGGGAGTCGCGGGGGGAAGGGGAACCATCTGGCTCTGCTAGAGATCACGACATAGATAGCCGAAGGGGGGAAAGCCTAAAGGCTTCCCCCCCCTATCCTTAGCCTCTCAATTACTACGGGATTCTACTTAGCCGCGCGCGTTCTTAATACGTGCGCGCCTGGCCCTAGAGCGGCCGATATTTTCCGATCACAAGCCCGATCAACTCGATCCGCTCCCCGCCTTCTTCGATCAGATCGAGATCGGCGACGACCCCATCTTCCCGATCTCGGCCCGGCCGGCTCGCGAATTCGATTCGCTTCCCGGAGGCCGAGACCTCCCGACAGGAGACCTCCCGGAGCGCCCCTCGCTTACGCTCGATCACGACAAGATCGCCGGTGACGATCTGATCCCGCGCTTCGAAATAGGGAACGCAGATCACGAAGTCTTCGTTCTTAATCTCCCGACCGGCCATTGAATCCCCGGAGACTTTATAGGCGAACTGCATGGCCGGATGGTGCCGACCCGGAACGGCCGGCGCTTCGACTATTTCCCCAAATCCACAAAAAGCGGCTCCTTCCTCAAACCACCGCCTTGCACAAACCTCCCCCATAATTGCTGCTCCCGTTATCAGTATCGCACCCGCGCGCGAGCCTTTACCGGAAGCGGTTCCGTTTGAAATGTGCGCTGGCGTATATCCCGAATCGTCGAGGAAGATTGAGGCCGACACACCGAGTTCCTGAGCGAGCCTTTCGAGTTCCTCGACCCTCGCCAGCCTCTTGCCGTTCTCAATCCGGGAGAGCTGCGCCTCGGACATACCGATCGCGTCTGCTAATTCTTTGAGCGTAAATTTTTCTTCCCTAACGGCTTTCAATAAATCGTTTCTCATGGGTCTGGCCCTTTCATGGCGCCCCCTCCATCGGATCAAAACATCACCGATCGCGCATAAATAAACGCTCTTGCAGAAATTAGCACCCCCGGAATCTACCCAAAGAGGGGCCATTTATCGCCACGTCTTGACTCGCGTCTTACCAATCGGCAAGAATGGCTGTTATGAGACTTGCCGAATACCTCGAAGCAAAAAGCCTGACCGCCTCGGCGTTCGCCGAGTCCGTGGGCATCACCCCGACCGCCCTAAGCCGCTACCTTGGCGGCCAGAGGACGCCCTGTCTTGAGGTCGCCGGCCGGATCGTCGTCGCCTCGAAGGGCGAGGTCGACTTCCACGACCACCTCGACCCGACGCTCGCGAAGAAGATCAAGGCGGCTCGGAGATGAGTGCGCGCGAACCTCTCAAGACGCGGCGCGCGCACGAACTCGCCTCAACCGAATTCCGGGGAGCGCCTTACGAGGTCGGCTTCGGCCGCTTCGAGGACGGTCGGCTCGCCGAAGTCTTCATCGACTGTCAAGCGAAGGGTCTGACTGCGATCTCCGACGACGCGAAAGATGTCGCCGTGTTGATCTCGATCGCTCTGCAATTCGGCGCGCCCGTTGAAGTGATCCGCGATTCTCTTACGCGCACAAGCGACGGCGAAGCGACCGGGATCGGCGGTCACGTTCTCGATCTTTTGGAAAACTCGAATCCTTCGGCCTCCCCGAAGGCGTGACGGCGCTCGCCCCGGCGTCAATAGCGCGGGGCTTATTCACTCCTTGCAACTAGCCCCGGCTTCGGCCGGGGCGCTTTTCCAAAAGGGAAACGCCGATGAAATGGATCGACCCACGCTTCGCCGGGAGCACTATTCACGAAGGCGTTCCGGTTCGTCTTCCTCCGAAAAAGGTGTTTCACACGCTCGCCGTTCATAACGATCCGCCGACGAAGAAGACGCGCCGCGAAGGCTTGCCTCGGCCGACTCACCTTGTCCCGATCTACGCCCTAATCCCGAAGCGGACAGGCAAGCTCTATTCCTACGCAGGGCGCTACTAACCAAAGAAAGGTGCGGCAATGTCCGAACAAGGCCACAACGGCTTCAACGCCACGACCGTCAATCGCTTCCTCGGGGAAGTGTTGCGCGTTCACGACAAGCTCGACGAAGCAAAGATCGAGCACATGAATAATTGCCGCGAGATTCGCGAGCCGATCAAGAGGATCGAGAAGCAAGCGAAGGATGCTGGAATCCCGCTCGCTGCGTTCCGCGCTCTCATCAAGTCCGAACTCGCCGAGCGCGCTTACAAGCGCGCGATCGACAAGGCTCGGCCGAACGATGAAGACGACGCCGATGCGTGGGACGCGCTTCGAGAGATCGCGGCCGAAGGAAAGCCCGACGATCTGTTCTCTCATGCCGTCAAGAAGCACGACGAGGAAGACGAGGATCGCGACCTTCGTCCTCGCACGTTGCGCGAGAAGGAAGACGACGCGGCGAAGAAGAACGCAAAACTGATCGAGGAAGGTATCTCCGAACTCGACGATGGACTCGGTGACGACTAATGAAAATCCTCGCCCTCGACATAGCTCGGACCTCGGGGTTTTGCGTCGGCGTGGCCGGCGAAGCAAAGCCCCGTGTATGGGCCGAGCGGCTCGCCAAGAAGGGCGAGGGTTACGAAGAAGCGTGCGCCAATCTCGGGCGCACGCTACGCGACTGGCTTCGCGTCGAAAGCCCCGACTTGATTGCGATCGAAAGCTGGCTTCACCCGCTTGCTCAACCGAGCGGCGACGCCGCGATTATGCAACTACATTTGCACGGTGTAGTGCGCGGGATCGTCGCTTGTAAGAGCATCCCGATTCGGATGCCGACGCCGGCCGATGTGCGAATTCACTTTTGCGGGAAGTCTTCCGCCTTCAAGAGGACGCGCGGACCGAAGACGCCTCAAGAGAAAGCCGAAGCGCGCAAAGCGACGAAGGCGATGGTCATCAATCGCGCCATCCTGCTCGGCTATCTCCCGCGCGATTGCAAAGACGACAACGCGGCCGACGCCGCCGCCCTATGGGATTTCGCTTGCGCGCACTACGCGCGCGCCACGCCGCCTTCCATTCACCTATTCAACGAGGCCGCGCCATGAACGCAATCGAAGAAGTGGTTCGCCTTCGCAATCGGGTCGAGGAACTCGAAGCCGAACGCAAATTCTTGAAGGAGGCCCTACGCCCGAGCGATCGGCGCTTCTCGTCGCTCAAATTGACGCCGAGCGAGCGGACCATCCTTCATCGGCTCTACGCCGTCGCGCCGCAAGCTGTCTCGAATTCATCCTTGATCGTCGCGCTTGATAACGAAGACGCGGGTGATCCATTGAATACGCTTGCGGTCTTTATTCACAAGCTGCGGAAGAAGGTCTCGCCGATCGGCGTCGTCATCTTTAACGACTACACAGTCGGCTATTACATCGAGACGAGCGGGAAGAAGATTCTCGACGGCGTTATCGCGCGCGAGGTCGAGCAATGAACTGGCCCTTCGGGAACCTCCCGCGCTTCGCTTACGATCTAATCGTCGTCGATCCTCCGTGGAGCTTCGAGAACTGGAGCGACAAAGACCTTCGGAAGACGGCGAAGGGTCAATACTCTTGCATGACGCAGCAGGACATCCTTCGTCTCCCGATCGGGAACCTCGCGAAGCGCGACGCCATCTGTCTCTTGTGGGCGACGAATCCAATGCTCAAGCAGGGGATCGAGGCGCTCGAAGCGTGGGGATTTCAATACAAGACAAGCGCCCACTGGGTTAAGCGCACGAAGAAAAAGAAGCTAGGCTTCGGAACCGGCTACATCCTTCGCTCGGCCGGCGAGCCGTTGCTAGTCGGAACGATGGGCAAGCCGGAAACAACGAATAGCGTCCGATCGGTCTTCGAGGGTCTTGTGCGACAACACTCCCGCAAGCCGGAAGAATCCTTCGCATGGGCCGAGCGGCTTATGCCGGGCGCGAAGCGCGTCGAAATCTTCTCCCGTCAATCGCGCCCCGGATGGGATGCGTGGGGGAATGAGACAAACCGTTTTGTGAGGGGGCCGAAATGACCGGGAACTGGTGGAACGCGGAACGCGAGCAACAGGTTCGCGAGCTTTGGCCGACGCACTCGGCTTCGGAGATCGGGGCGAAGATCGGCGCTTCTCGAAATGCCGTGATCGGCAAGGCTTCCCGGCTCGGCCTTACCGGCGGGAAGCCGAAGCCCATTCAAACGAGGAAGCCTTCCGCTGATCCGAAGACGGTTAGGGCGCGCGCCCTTCGTCGAGCGCGCGCCGCCGGTATATCCCCACCCCCGCTTCCGAAACGCGAACCAGCGACCACGGCTCCCCCGCCGCCGGTCGATTCAAAGCGCGTCCCGCTAATCGAACTCACATACCGATCTTGCCGCTGGCCGCTCGGCGATCCTCAAGACGACGACTTCTGCTTCTGTGGGGCCGATCGCGAGTCGCTCGCCGTCAATCGCCCTTACTGCGCCGGCCACGAGGTGCTCGCCTATCGGCCGACGACTGGTCTGATTCTCAAGAAGCGTCGGGGGATGTTGTGAGCGCCGTGGGGTCGATCATCAAATATGAGGACTTCCTCGGCGTGCTTGAACGCTTCGCCTTCGAGCGCGAGGAAACCGCGCGGCGCACAGGCTTCGAGCATCACAAGCGCGATTGCGAAGTCCTCGATCGACTCGTCCTTCTATTCGCCGCCGGGAAGCCCGAGATCATGCAGGCCCTTCGCACGGCTTCCAAGCGTCTCGAACGAGGGGCCTAGTGGCGAAATGAAGAAGCGCAAGAGCAAAAACGACGACCCGCGCGATTGCGCCTGCGGACTCAACAAGGGGCGCGGCTACATCTGGCGCGATGATACCGGCGTCGATCATATCGAATGTGAGGCGTGTTCAACCGGGCCTAGGTTCCCATATTGGCGCCCGCACACAGTGCATTACCGGGGTAGCCTCGGCGAAAGCAATACCCCGGCGCAAGGGGACTTGTTCGGGAATATTGCATTTATGGGGCCTCTCTAATGCCGCTCCCGTCTCGGCAACACCGCTATTCGCTCGCGGACATTGTGACCGCCGCGAAGATGGCTGGCTCGGGAGCGAGCGCCGACGAGATAGCGCGGGCGATCGGTCGGGGGATGAACGTAACAGACGTTTACAAGCTCCTGACCCGTTACGGAATCTCATTAATCCCGAAGCACCACACGCAGGTTTGCCTCCCGCTCGTCGTCTCGCGCGCTTCTATGGAAGCCGCGAGCGCGATCGCAGAGAAGATGGGCGAAGACCCGCAATGGCTCGTCGCTCGAATTCTTGAGGCTTGTATAACCGACCGCGCGACCGTTGCGCGTGTTCTAGAATGGATCGACCCACGATGAACACTTACGACATAATGTTCGGTGCGTTCTTTGGTTCGGCTATTGCCCTGTTTATCAAGGCCACGAACGAACTCGCTCGCGCGCGAAAAGACGCGACGCCCGAAGTCAAAGAACCGGAGAACTGCCCGCATTGCCGCTATTGGTGGCGAACCTCCTTTTGTGATCTCGGGAAGGACTTCGATGGGCGGGAGATCATCCTCGGGATTTGTCGTCGCAACGCTCCGAAGGAAGTCGCGAACTGCTCAACGAAGCAATGGCCCGAGGTCGCGCACGACGATTGGTGCGGCGAATTCGAGACGAAGGAATGGAAGAAGTGACCGACGCCGACTTCGACGCGTGGGTCCAGAAGGCCCGAGACACAAAGATCGAACACGTCGCCGAGGCGCTCGGGATTCGCGTCCCGGCGCGCGGAGAATATCAAGGCCCCTGCCCTATCTGCGGCGGCACCGATCGCTTCTCGATCAACGTCAAGAAGCAAGTCTTCAACTGTCGCGGCGGCGAAGGCGGCGACGCGATCAAGATGGTTCAGCATGTGAACGCCTGCGAATTCGTCCCGGCTTGCGAGTTCATCAACGAAGAACCGGCGCCGCGCTCGTCGAGCGGCTATCGCGAGCGCGATCCGGCGATCGACAAAGAGCGGAAGGAAGAACGGAAGGACGCCGCGATCGAGCGCGAGGAAAAGGAGAAGGCCGAGATCGACGATGCGATCGTTATCGCGACTCGCTTCTTTGACGAGGCGAAGCCGATCGAGGGAACGGTCGCCGAGGACTATCTGGAGCGACGTGGCCTTCCGGCCGGGTTCATCCCGCCGGGTTCCGATCTTCGCTTCGTCCCTCACCTCGCATACTGGGGATATGCCGACCGCGACTCCGGCGAGTTAATCGACCTCGGGCCGTTCCATTGCCTCGTCGGTGCGATCCGTGCGGTTGATGGGCGCATTATCGGCATCCATCGCACCTATCTCGGACCGGATGGCGGGAAGCTCCGACCGCCGGGAGACCCCGCTCGCAACCGGGCGAAGAAGATTTTCCGCAAGTCGCAAGGCGGTCTGATCCGCTTCGGCGAGATCGGCGAGACGCTAGCCGTTGGTGAAGGCATCGAAAGCACCCTCTCCTTCCGCCGGCTTGCGCTGGAAGAAGCTGTCTCCGGGGTGCCGGGTGATGTTTCGTATGCGGCGGGAGTGTCGCTCGGGAACATTTCTGGTTCGTCGACCGGCACCATTCCCCATCCCAAGAAGAAGCGCGGCTCGATGCAAAACGGCGAACCCGATCCAGACCATCCGGGAATGATCCTCCCCCCGCAAGTGAAGCGCCTGATCTTGATCGGCGACGGCGACTCCGATCCGGCTGAGACGGCGATGCGCCTTCGAACGGCGGGCGCGCGAGCGCGGCTAGCCGGGATCGAGGTCTCAATCTGGATGGCGCCCGAGGGGAAGGACGCAAACGATGTCCTGCTCGAAAACCTCAAGAACAGGAGCGCGGCGGAATGAACCGGGTTGATCGAGTCGAGACTCACGCCGTTTTGGAAAAGAGGGGCGGCGTCGCGGTCCTCGCTATGCGCGAGGGGTCGGCGCCAACGCTCGAAGACAAGCGCGAAAGGATTCTTCGACGAGAGGCGAAGGAACTCGATCGCCTGTTGAGGGTTCGCGCGCTTATATCGCCGCCGCCGGCTATGACGATGACCGTGATCGCTTTGGCGGTCGGCCAGCACTTCCGAATAACGGGAGCCGAGATCAAATCTAAGAACAGATTTACAGGGCCGAGGTTCGCGCGCCTCGTCGCTTATTTCCTATCCCGCGAACTCACGACGGCTTCCTTCCCGACGATCGGTCGCTTCTTCGGGAAAGATCACACTTGCGCGCTCAAGGGGAATCGCCGGCTCGCCGATCGTCTAGCGGCTGGCGACAATCAACTCGCGTCCGATCTCGGCGCGATCAAGGAAAGGATCGGGCTATGAGCCAATCGCGCAAGCACTCGGCCTTTGAGGCAGTAGCGAACACGGTCGTCGGGATCGCGCTTTCGTTCGCCTCCGTTCAATGGCTGTTTCCCCTGTTCGGCGTCGAGATGTCGCTCTCGCAGAACTTCGCGTCGACCGGGTTGATGACGATCCTCTCGCTTATCCGGTCTTACGCGCTTCGGCGGGTCTTCAACTGGCTACATCGGCGGGGGCTTAATTGATCGAGCGCCTCCCCTATCGTTTCCGATCGACCGGCCGACTCGTCTTTATCATCGTCGTGCGGACCCCCTCCCGCATGATTAAGCGCGCTCGTAAGAAAGCGCGCGCCGCCCGACTTAACCCGAGGCCAGCATGACCGCGATCCCGCCCATCCTCTCCTTCGACCAGTTCGTCGAGGTTAGCCGGCCGCTCACCGATCCACCTCCCTATCAATCGCGCTTTTCGGCCGTCCGATGGAATGACCTCGATCTTCCCGGAGCGGAGCACGAATGGCTCGTAAAGAACGTGGTCACGCGGCGGGAGCGAACGATGATGGTCGGGGCTTCGCAATCCGGGAAGTCGTTTCTCGCGATCGACCTCGCCCTCTCGATCGCCAGAGGCGTGCCGTGGTTCGGAAACCGGGTGCTGAGAGGCGGCGTGGTCTATCAGGCGGGAGAGGGCGGGCGAGGGATTAAGAAGCGCCTACGGGCCTACAGGGCTGAACATAGCCTATCCCCCGACGCCGACCTTCCCTTCGTCCTCCTGCCGGCGACCGTCGATCTCTTTTCCGGCGACGACGCCTGCGAGGCTTTGATCGCCGAGTCGATCCACTGGGGATCGACCTTCGATTGTCCGCTTGAACTCGTCGTGATCGACACCCTCTCGACGGCGACGCCGGGAGCCGACGAGAATTCCTCGAAGGACATCGGCCCGGTCCTCGCCCGTTGCGAGAGGATCGCCCACAAGACGAACGCTGCCGTCATGCTGGTTCACCACATGAATTCCGGGGGCCAGAAGCCGCGCGGCCATACCTCGATCCTCGCTAACCTCGACTCGGTCCTCAAGGTCGAGAAGCTCGACGAGATGGACATCGACCGCCGGGCGATCCGCGAGATCGAGATCGCCAAAGAGAAGGACGGGGAGAGCGGCAAGAAGTGGCGCTTCGTGCTTCCCGCTGTAGAGATCGGGAGAGACGCCGAGGGCGAGCCGGTAACGTCCTGCGTCGTGCGTGGGCCGAACTCGGAGGGCGCGCCGGGCGAGACCTCGAAGGCGACCGACGCCGGCATCCGGCTAACCCCGCAAGCCGAGGTGTTCCTCCGTGCCGTCTATCGCGCACTCGCCGACCACGGCGAATCGCCGCCGCACGAACTCGGACTCCCCGGCGGGACGCGGGTCGTTAAATGGAAGACGCTCGGCGAGGTGTTCGCCTCGATGGCTTTCGACGGCGCCGACGAGGCCGACCCGAAGAAGCGGCAAGACAAGCTGTCGCAAGCGATGAAGCGGCACGGCGAGCGCCTTATGCAGCTGAACGTGATAATGCGGGAGAACCCCTTCGTCTGGCTGACAGGCCGCAAGGTTCGCGGCTTCGCGAAGCGGGACGACAGCGCCGAGCGCCGGGCCGAGGAAGCGCCGCCGCCCATGCAAGACGACGAGGGGTTCTAACCATGAGCAAATCTGACAGGCTTCGCCAGCGTCTTGTCACGATCGGGGAGGCGACGGCCTTCCTCGGAAATCGTGGAAAATCAGCGACTCCTCGGAGAGCGCCCGACAATCTGACAAGCCTAGAGTCAGAAGCGGCGACATATATGTCAGAAAGCGCGGGCCGCTTCTCGGACGAACGGTCGGCCCGGTTGATCGCGAACGCCGCGCTCGGTTCGGTCGTCGCCGAGTGGTCGAAGGAACTGGTGCGCCAGCGCCTCAAGGAAGCGGCGCGCGGGGGCGAAAGGATCACAGGCCGGGTCGGGCCTTCCTCGAAGCTCGGGTTCTGGCCCGAGGTCGCGCTGTTCGCCGACATAACCGCCGCCGATCGCAACATCATCTATCAGGCGGAACTAGACGGGACGCGCGCCCCGGCGCGCCCCTCGGGCGTCGGCGGCGATCGAGACGTTTCGCAGATTGAGGCGTCGATCTACTGGCCGGCGCTTTACCTCAAGGCGGAAGAACACGACGCGGCGCGCCGCGCTCTCCAATGTTGGGGATGGTGCGAGGCGCGCCGGCAATCGTTCTCAGGTCAATATCGGGAACTCGGCTGCTCGCTCCGAACGGCGAACCGCAGGGTCGACGAGGCGATCGAGACGATCCTCGCCGGCCTTATCCGTGACGGCGTGGATCCATAAGATCGAGTTCCTCGATAATCCTCCCGAGGTTCCCTCCGAGCCGCTCGCACAAGGCGATCAGTTCGGGCACGATCGAGACAGGAATCGGCGCTGTCCCGTTCAACCATCGCCGGATCGTTCTCTCGGCGACGTTGAGGTCGACCTCGAAGTCGGCCGATCCCCACCGGGGTCCATAGAGGGTCTCGCCGATTCTCTTGAGAAGCTCCGGGGTCATAGCGTTCAGTCCTTAGCCGTTGCATCAAGGCTATCGAGCCATAGATCATATTCGTCGTGCCCGACCAGCGCGCCCCCTATTATGAAGGCGCTGGGGTTGATCTTTTTGTATTCCCCGAGACGGGCCTTATTCCAAAGAACAAAGCCGCACATCGATCCGCCCGGCCATCGAATTCGGTCGTGCTGAATCTGTTCCTCGCAGCTCCGTCCGTGGACTCTGGCGTAATTGGCGAAGCGCGGGTTCCATTCCAAGGAAGGTGCTCTCACAGTCCTAGCTCCTTGATCGCTTGCCCGCGCGTTTCCGGCACGACGAGGACGCCGAAGCGATCGAGCAGCCGATCGAATTGAGCGTCCACCGTCTTGAAAAGTTCCGGCAGATCGGCGTCTTTCGCGCCGGGCGTCCGATCTCTCTTGACGAGATCGGCGTCGGGAAAATTCGCCATCGCCCAGAAGTCGAGCGTGTCGAGGATCGCACCCCGAAGCTGGTCGCGAAGCTGGTCTCTTTTGTCGGGGGTGATGCTCATTTCTCGGTTCCTTTCGTCTTGGCGGCTTTCTTGAGGGCCTTGAGAATATCGTCGGCGACCTTCTTGATCGAGACGCCGAACAAGTCGGCGACCAAGCAAGCGGTGACGCTCCAGAAAGGGTTCCCATCGAGATCGCGCTGATCCTCGTCGGTCACCCATTCGGTGTCGTCGTTGAAGGCGAGCCAGAAGATCGCTTCACGGTAGCCGGGGCGCTTCATCGTCCTTCCTCCCGATCTTCGACGATCGCCACGCGGTCGAGAATCTCGTCGATCGCGTCGATCGCGACCGAATGAACGATGTCGTCGAGCCAGTCGGGGATCGGAAGGCCGGTCTCGGCGAAGGCCCGGTTCGCCGCCTTGCGCACCTTGTCCACAAGCGCGCTGCGTTGGTTGTCGAAGGGAATATCGCCGAGGCGCTTCGGCTTCGGCTCGGTCGGCTTCTCTTGATCGCCCCAGATGATCGTGTTTCGGCAATAAGGGCGGGGGGAATTGCTGGTCATCGTTTCGTTCCTTGATCGGGAGGGGAGGAAGCCGTGGCCAAAGCCAACGGAATTTATGCAGATTGTATGCAGACGGGGCCGAAGCCCCGTCGATTAGATGTGGCGAAGCGATCCGCCGCCGACGCCGAAATCGCGCATACGAACGAAGTCGGGTTTCCCGGATCGAGCGGCGGCGTCGGGGTTGAGGGGATAAGCGTCCCATCTCCCGAGCCGCTCGATCGAGTCGGGATTAACCTTGACGTTCGTTCCGGTTCGATCGCGCTCGATCGCGATAATCGTCCCGGCTACCCATCCGGCCGATCCGGCGTAAACCTCAACACGCTCGCCGACCCGGTAGATCGACCCATCGTAAAAGTGAACCTCGTCTTGCTTCGTCATAAGGGCCTCCTGCCCGGTTGAGGGCCGGGGCCGAAGCCCCGGCCGGTGGATTAGCGCCAGCGGGTCGCGGTCTTTATCTCGACTTCGAGGCCGTCGATCATCTTCTCGACCTCGCGCTCGACCTTCGAGTCGATCTCGTCGTCGAGGCCGGCGATCTCGCCTTCGAGTCTTTCGACCTTCGCGGAGAGTTCCTCGATCTTCTCGATCGCGATCTTGAGGTCATGCGCGCGGACGGCGACGATCTTTTCGAGATCGACGAGACGGCGAGCGGTAGAGGGGAAAAAGAACTTGAACATTTGCGTGGGCCTCCTGCCCGGTGTTGAGGGGGAGGGCCATCCCTCCCCCGGTTGAGTTAGACGAGGACGCCGATCAGAAGCCACGAATGGGTGGTCTCGGCCTGCCCGTGATAAGCCGGGCCGGTGACGAAGCCGATCGCGTCGGCTTGCGAGGCGAGCCAATCGGAGAACGGGACGAAGACGGCTTTCGTTGCGAAGAAGTTCATGGTCTAGGGCCTCCTGCCCGGTTTCGCGCCGGACCTCTTGCCCGGCGACGAAGACGATTAAACCGTGGAATTCGGAAAACAGCAAGCGCCGATTTCAGTCGTCGAATTCCTCGATGAAGTGGCGGGCGTCGTCGAGCGATTCGAGGATCGGCGCGGTCGGCTCGCCCTTCGGGGTGAAGACGAAGAAAGGCCCCTCGAAGCAGCCGTAAGCGCCGACTCGGGGCTTGTCCGAGTTCACGATCTTGAAGCCCCGATAATCGAGCGAGTCGATCGCGCCGGCTACGCGCGCGGCTTTGATGAACTTCGCCCACCGAGGGATTCGGGTCCGGTGTCCGTTGAAGTCTTTGATTGCCATTTTAAGCGGGCCTCCATTGCCCGGTTGAGCGGAGCGGGACGATCCCACCCCGAATTCGTTTAGCAGCCGTAGGGTTCGCGATATTCGATCCGAACGAAGAAGCGATCTTCGCGCTCGACAACTTCCCAAGGATAGCCGAGCGATTGCGACTCGGCCCACTCGCGCGCCGCGACTTCGGTCGCGAAGCCGGTCTCGCCGCGATATTCGCGCTTGACGAGGACCGGGCAGAACCGCTTCGGGCGAGCGCCGCCGATATAGCGGGCCGTTACGATCTCGAAGCCCATCGAGCGGAAGTCGCGATCGTCGAGGCGCGAGACGTTGCGGAAGCCGGCCTCGATTAGCGCCTTGCGCGCGTCGCCGACCGTAGCGCCGACGATCTTGCGACCCTCGGCCGTTTCGTAAATTCCGCCGTTCCAGCGATCGGCGTGGATCGCGGCGACGAGCTTCTCGGCGATTTGTCTATCCATCTTCTTTCCCCTTAGCCTTCGTGCTTCGTGATGATAACGGAGTCGAGGCCGAGGACCGGGCGACCGTTGAAGTGGAGTCGGGTCTCGCCGATGTCTTGAAGCTCATACTCGATCTTCCCGAAGGCATCCCGGTGGCGGCAAAACAGGGCGCCGACGATCGCGAGCGGCGCGATCATGACGAGGTTCCCGTCCTTAGATTTTACTTCGTAAAGGGTCGGCTTTTTCATCTTCGTGGGCCTCCTGCCCGGTTCGCGACGGGCCGTTGCCCGTCGCAAGAGAGATTAGATAGTGAACCGGGAAAAACAGCAACACCCCTGTTCATCCCCACGCGAGGCCGTAGCGTTCCGCGCATTGAGGGCCATAGCCTACCTGAGTCGATCTCTCGTCTTTCAGGCCCTTATTGCAGAAGCAGCAGCGGCCGGTCAGGCGACCGTGCTCGGCGGCGACCCCTGCGGGATCGGCGGCGAAGCGACGCAGGCCGTCGATCAATCCGGCCGGCGTATCGGCGCGGGGGGAAGCCTCGAAGTCGCCCGAGGCAAGGATGCGACCGAACCAGACCGGCTCGTCTCCCTCGGCGGCACGACGCGATTCGGCGACGTTGAGCGATCCGGGAACGCGGGCGCGCTCGCTGGCAACCGATAGGCGATATTCGTCGCCGTCGAAGCCGATCACGATCGCCGGGGCCTTGAGGTGGGCGCGAGCCTTGTCGAAAAGAGCGGTGATCGCCGAGAGGTCGCCGACCGCCGTCTTCTTCCGCTCCGGGGCGGGCGTAGCAGCCCCCGTAGCGCGTTCGGCGAGCTTGACGAGGTAAGGGCGCTGCTTCTCGCTCGCCCGGCCGTAGCGGGTTACGCCGGCGACGAGAGAGGACGCGAAGGAACGATCGCGGTCGGCGAGTTTCTCGACGTTGGCGGCGAGGATCGCGGCGAGATCGGCGTCGGTCATGTTCTGAAAGTTCGTGTTCATAGCGGCGGGCCTCCTGCCCGGTTCGGGGGCCGGCCGATGCCCGCCCCACGCCCCTCTTATACGCCTGCCGCATAAAACAGCAACACGAAATGCCGGATCAGGCCCGGCGACCGATCTCGGCCTTGATCGCCCGAAGCGCGTTCTCCCGGATCGCCGACCGTTCCCAGACGTTCGGGGTTGCGGTTGCGCGCCTCTCGGCCTCGTCGATTATCGCCTCGACCCGAGCGCATTTGACGGCTTGAGCGAGCCTCGGGTTCGCCTCGGGGGCTTTGATGTCTCGAAGGAAGCGGTTCATCTCAAAATCTCCTTGTCTGCAATGGGCGGCGCGCCGCGAGACGAATCTCTCGCGACTCGCGGTTTTCAGCAAGCGTCGCAGTCATCATCCTCGGGTTTCGAGAACTCGAAGACGGTCTTCGATTCGAGCGCCCACCCCTGATCGTTCAAGAGCGAGAGGACTAGATCGGCGCTCGGCTTCGGCGTGACGCAGCGGTCGATGTAGTATTGAGCCAGCCCCATCTCGTCGGCCCATTGCCGGGCCTCCCGCAGGGTGCGGAAGGCTTTCCGGCCTTCGCCGTAGTCGGCGATCACTTGATAGACGATCATCCTCGGGACTCCTTTGCCGGTTGAGAAGGGGAGGGCCTTAGCGCTCTCCCCGGTTGATTAGGACGCGCTCGGATAGGTTTCCGGCTCGTAAACGATCGCGTTCAACTTATTGAACCGGCCCGAGCGGTCGTCGCGGCCGAAGTTCGCGGAAAGCCGACCCTCGACCGGGCGGAACATAACGCTCGCCTTCCAAGGGTTCTGGCTGGTGCGGTAGCGACCGACGAAGCCGATCAACGAAATGTCGCGACGGCCGGGCGAGAAGCTATCGCGAACCCACCGACGAGCCTCGACGACAAGGCGACGGCCGCGAATCTCGATTTCGACGTTCCCGATCTCGACGAAGTAAATCGACGAGTCCGAATAAGAACGGGTTTCGATCGACGCTTGAACGAAGGTCTCGGGGAGAACTTTGATCGACATTTGAGGGCCTCCTGCCCGGTTACGGCGAGGGCCTATGCCCTGCGCCGAACCGAAGTAAAGACCGAATCGCAGAAAACAGCAACACCCCTCCGAAAATAGTTTCCAGCTTGAGGCCGAGGCGGCGTCTGCCGTCAGGTCGAAGTCGATGGGGGGAAAGCCCGGTTTTCGGGGTTGTGCGATGGCACAAAAATCGGCAGTTTCACGCCCGAAGTAAACGCGGGCCTTTGCCCGAAGGATTTTAGCAGGGTGGGGAAGCGGTCCGTCCCGTCTGGTTCATACCCAGAAGATCGCCGGTTCAAATCCGGCCCCTGCTTCCATAGATCGGGCCTGTTGGGGTCTCGGAAACGCAAGCCGGCCTTTCGCGCGAATGGGTCGGATAAGACGCCCGAGGCTGGCTGGTTTAATTCCAGCCCCCGGAGGCTTTCGCTGATCGACCGCCGGCCTTAACCGGCAAGCGATCGCACCCCGGCATCAATTCCCCGGCCTTCGCTAAAGGGCCTACAGCCGCAAGCAAGGGGAAGCCGGGACAAACACCTTCGATCGGCGTTTCCCCCTGTGCCACCGCCGGCTGGCAGGGCAACCACGCTCCGATCCTGACCGATCGAGGGGCGCTTCGGCGCGGCATATGACTCACAGGCAATCGGAGAGGCCGGCACCTATTCAGTTTCGATCGGCGCGCCGCGAGGCGCGGGGGATCGCACCGGGGCGTGGTAGCGGTCTGTTCACCGGAAGATAAGGGCGTCGTGGAAGCGGCGCGAACGTCGCCGGGTTCGAGCAGGAGGGACGGCCCCGCCGATCGAAAGCCTAAAGGAAGCGAGCAATGGGACACGGCTGGAACAAGACCGACTTTGCGCTCGCGTTCGGAACGCTGTGCCTTTATGCGCTCGCGTTCTATATCGCCGAGAGGTTCACGCCGTGACCTTCTTCGATTTCGCCCTAGCCGTCGCCCTTGTCCTTATCGCTTCGGCGAGTGCCTGGGCGACGTGCCAGGCAGGAACGCCGGCCGGCGCGGCCGGCTCAATCGACCACGATCTCGTTTTGCTTGGGGTCGATTTTCGCGCCGCCATTCTTCGCCTTCGTCAAAAACTGGAGCTTGATATGTCCGCTGAATCCGACGCCCTGAAAGCCGCTCTCGACGCCTTCGAGCCGAAAGTCGATGCTTTCGTCGCCTCCCTTGCTTCCGCCAAGGGCGCAGCCGAGACGGCTATCGCCGACGCCGCCGCCGACAAGTCGGCCCTGACCGAAGCGAAGGATCGGATCGCCGCCCTCGAAGCGCAGATCGACGCCGCGATGGCGCCGCCGGCCGCTCCCGCCGCTTAATCGAAATGGCGCTTCGGACGATCCCTTCGGGGATCAAGCCGGCAAAGCAATCACGCGGCACCCCCCTCAAGAGCGAGGGGGGCGTCGCCCGTTCGATATACCGCAGCCCCGAGTGGGTCGCCTTCCGGGAAGCGATCGTCTCCGAGAGGGGTCGCCGTTGCGAGAAGTGTCTCGCGATCGGCCCGGTCGTCGCCGACCACATCGTCGAGATACGGGACGGGGGCGAGATATACGCCCGCCGCAATATCCAACTGCTCTGCCTCCCTTGCCACAATACGAAGACGGCCGAGGCGAGGCGAACCCGGAATGAAACGAGGTAGCGCCATGACAGAGTGGAACCGAGGCGACCTCGATCAAGCCACCCTCAACTCAACCCCTCCCCTTCTCCCCGAAGGAAGGGCAGACGACTACATCCACCCTTCCTACTGCCTCAAAGGCTTCGACCGTTGGGGAAAGCGCATAGAGGGCGAGGACGCCTCGCCGAAGGCGGGGGTCTCCCCCGATCCTTACACCCGGCTACACGCTACACGCTTCTTGCACGAAGCTCTGGAGGATCGAGCCGCTATCTATCAAGCCGACCTCTACGAAGCAAAGGCCGAGAACGAAGACACCTCTGGCTACTACATCGGCGCCCTTCTCCGAGAGCGAGCCAAGGCGAAGCGCCTATCCAATCGCCTCGATCTCAAGGCAATGACCGACGCCTTCTTCCTAGCCCTCGGCCTAACCCTAGGCGTCCTGCTCTCTGTCCTCGCTGGTCGCCTCAACCACTAGGACGATCATCCTATTCGCTCGATCGAAGGGGCGCGCCTCAAAGCGCGACCCGATCAATCAATCAATAAACAATGGAATCAAATAGTTGGTCGATCGAGCGACCCCTCCCCCTCACCCACGGTCTTGCGACACGAACAGGCAGGCCGGGGGATAGGGGGGTCAATCTCTACAGTCCTGCGGGGCCTTGACA